ACTCACAATGATCCGCAATAGTATTATGAATCTGAAGGTCTTCATACCAAAACTCATCAGAGAGTTGAATGACTATTCTGGGGTTAGTTTTTTTAACACACTCTAAAACATCATCAAAGGTTGGCATATATCCCCAAGGATAATTATTTGGGTCTCTTGCGCTATAAACAAATACATCAAATTTTTCATTGCTATTTCTAATATCATCAAGATATAAGAAACTAGTAGAGACCTCTCTTCCGTCCAAAATGTCATTTAAGATATAGTCATGCTCCCACAAATCTTCTTTTTTAGATCTTCCGAAAAATAAAACTTTTACGTTTTTAATTTTTTCTTGGGAACTTAATTTCATTGGGGTATTACTCCATTTTCACAAAAACGGCACATATCAAAACATGCTTGAGGTTTTGGTGCTATTTCATCATATGATTGCTCAAAAAGATTTCCAATAATAAATTTGAGGTTATAATCCATACAACAAAGAGAAACATCTCCATTGGGAAGCATAATGTTGTGATAAAGATGTTCATCGCATCCGCAGGTTCTTGGTTCTTCTCCATGATATATTGACTTAAACTCATCTTTAATATTGAGAAGTTCTGGTTTCAACATAGCTTCTCCAATCAAATTACCTGCCCTTGACCAAAATGCAGGAACAACTGCTTCTGGGAAAAGATGCTTTACATCATTATGGACTGTTCCCATTGCCATAGTATAGAAACCTTGAATTTCATGATGAACATTTTTAAATGCTTCAATAACTTCAATATAGTTTTTAGTAATAGGATGCTTTGCTTTTCTTTCATTGTCAGGAAGGTGAAGAACAAATCTTCCATTAGGACCTAGGTCATAGGGAACATTTTTGATTCTGTAAACATCTTCAACTTTCATCCCAATTCCAGTCGTAAACACTGCGATTGGATGTCCCTTTTCATGAGCATATAAAAGCATATCCGTACAGTCTTTATTCAACCAAGGTTCGGTAAATCCTGCAAAAGTAACTCTTACATTTTGTGGTAATTTATCAACTGCTCTCTTAAAATTATCTAAGGTTAGATACCTTTCTTCGTCAACATATGAACGCTCAAGAATTCTCTGTGGGCAGTAAACGCAATCAACTACGCACCCTTTCTTTGGAATTGATGTTGTAAACTCCATTGTTGGCCATGGAGTCATATCCCAAAACTTTTCTGGTTCTTCGGTATTATCGATGTATAAAATAATTTCTTTATAATAAAAAATGTTTTCTTGCCAAATCAAATCGGAAATTTCTTTTTCACTGACGCATTCATACGCATGAATTTTATTTTTATCAAAGTGCACTAAAACTTTATCTCTAAATTCTCTGAACTTGTTTTTCAGATACTCATTTGATAAATGCCATTCACCAACAACCTTTTTAACATTTTTAATTACCCAAGGCAAATTTTCCTCAGAGAAAAGATCATATTCACCTCCCTCAGCATCAATTTTAATAAAATCAATTTTTTGAATATTATTTTCTTTGATAAAAGTATCAAATCTAATTCCATCCGCAACATTTTCCTTTTCCCAAGTTTCTGTGCATGTAATATCAAACAGGCCAGAAGTTATAAATTCGGAATCGACATTGGCAAGAGCTTTATTAATTAAAACAACATTATCTCTTCCATCAAGATTGTGTTGCATTGTTTTAAATAAACCCTTATGGGGTTCAAAACAATAGACCTTTGATGGTTTTTGATCTAAAATTTTATAGGTAAATGGTCCACAACTTGCACCAATATCAAGGACTATGTCTCCCTCATTAACTTCAAAATGCTTTTGATAAATGTCATTATTAAATACTTCTTCAATAATACTATTTTTAAACCAATCCAATTGACCAATTTCTCCCCATTCCCATTCCCATTCCATTTTTTCCGGTTTAATTTCTCCAGAAAGAATATATTTTTCAGCATTCTTAACTGAATTATCAGTTGCTTTCATAATATTAAGAATAGAACTATCGACTAAATCTGGATGAACCCACCAATCTTCAAATGCGGACACATCATCCTCAGCAACGTTAGTAACGACTAATTCATAACCCATCTTAGTGAGATATTCTCTTGACTTTTCTCTATATGTTTCAGAAACATCTACATAATGATCGTGTTCATAAGTAATTACTCTAAACTTAAATTCATTAAATGGAATTGAAAGTAATGCTTTATAAGTGTTTTCTGAAGGTTCAATGTCCAATTGCAAATAATCGATTATAGATTCACCTTCAAAATATTCTTTTATTAGTTTTGAATAATCTAACAATAATGCATTCGAATGCAAAACTGTAGTGTTTGGTCTATGAGTTCTGTAATCATTTACACAATGCTCATTAAACTCAATAGAAACTCCTTTCCACCCAAAATCACTTTCCAAAAGTGCTGTATTGTTTTTATGGTAAGAGTATCCTCCACCAACTTCAAGAAAACTTCCATTTTTCTTCCCATCCAATATAGAAAGAATAAAAATATCTTGAAAAACTTGCGAATGATTATTATTAATTTTTTCACACCCTTTAAACTTATATCTTAATTTTGAAAAATCTTCCTTACTATAAGTTCTAAATTGGTAATTTGGACCATGGGCACCTAAACTACTTAGAGTGCTTTGCAAATAATCTTTATGCTTATTGTCCATATACTTGGAGTACTCATTCTTTAGTTTGAAAAATAATTTTCTAGATTCATCTCTCAAACCGCAATTAAATGCAGATTCTGCTTTTTTAAAAATAATTCCATAATGACCAGGATATTTTAAATCGAAATCTAATGGAGATAAGTCATTTTCCACAACATCTTCTGCAATTGAAGATATCAAATATGCATCATAAAAATCTCCGTTCATTAGATAATAATCTGCAAGTAAATAGTATCCCTCAGGTCTTTTTGGATAAACTGAAATTGCATTTTTAATTAAACTAATGACCGTAAAATTTCTAGTGCCTTGAATTTCAAAACATTTTGCTGCCGCTAAAAGACATGTATATTGTAAAGTTTTATCTTCTGTTCTTTCGGCAGTTCTTAAAAAAAATGAAACTGCAGAAGCAGTTTGTCTAATGCCAAAATAGTAATTTGCAATAGTAAAATTTATTTCTACATTTTCTGGATCATTTATATAAACTTGCAAAAGATTTTCCAATTTAGTTTCTTTTGAACCGTAAACCATATTAATCATTGTTAAGTACCTCCATAATTACATTTTCTGGGAATTTTAATACATATGCAGCATTGTCTTGGAACCCAAAAGTTAGATAAAAATTTCCTTTATCATAAGAAAGACCTATGCAAAATTCAACATGACCTCCAAGAATAAAAAATTCTTTCGAATGTCTGACAATTTTTCCCTCTTTATCCCATACAAATAATCTATGATAGTATACAGCATCTTTTCTCCCAGCTTCGCTATTAAATAGATCAACTTCATGAGTCATAGCAATATAATATCCATTCCAAGGAATAACTTGACTTCCTCCTCTTATATCTCTAGGTAAGTTGATAACATTTCCCAGATATACAGTTTCTGAAGTTTTGTTTTCTGGATTTACTTTTACGACTTCTGTTGGATTTGTCCACTTAACATAGTGATATGGTTTATTTGCTATAGGCATCCAATTCTTTTCACAATAAGAATTTGGATCATTTGGGGGTTCTATTCTAACTCTAGAAACTTCTGTGACCTTATTATCATCAACAACTATTTCACATAACTCCATTCTACCAGTTCCTTTAGTGTCAAGATCTCTCCTAACACCAGATGTGTAAAGTTTTTCACCCCATCTAAAAATTCTAGCATCTTCTAATCCAACAAAATCCCATAAAGGTTCATAGTTGTCGAATTTTGAAGTATCTATTTTATCATATCTTTCAATATCAAGAGTTTCTTTATTAAGTTCCAAATAATAATTTGTAGTTCTTAAATGTTGATCATCCTCCGGGTGAAGGTATGTTAATGGACCCCATGGGTGCTGAAATAATTTTTTTTCTGAATGATAAAAAGTATAATTTACTGCTCTTAAAATTACACGAACTTTATCATTTTCGACTAAAATTGAAGGATTCATCAAACCCAATCCATTTGTAAGGTTTGATGGAATTATTAATGGCTTTATGATTCCACCATTATCTAATGCAATTTTTGCAAAGTTATCCATACACAAAGTCAATTTATTAATTTGGACTATTTATGTGCCAATATCTCTCTGATTTTCTATATACATAGAATAAAAAAATGTACATTATAGACACATGGAATTTTGAACCAAAGACTGGTCTTGAGAAATATCTTAAGTTTGTAACTAATGAATTAAAGATTTCTCCATGGTTATCTCCAGAAGACAGTGTGAGTTTTATTGATGGAACTCATGCATACACTCTTCATAGAGAAGGACAATTCCAAGTTCAACTTTATATTTTGCGCCCAAATATTATTGTTCCAGATCACACTCACCCAAATGTTGATAGTTTTGAAGTTGCTATAAGAGGAGTAACATTTAGGCACTCTGGAAGTATATTTTTAACTCCAAATAGAAACGATCTAATAGGTAGAGCAATATATGTTGGTCATGATCAATGGCATGGTGGATATTCTTCAGACCAAGGAGGAGTATTTCTTTCAGTGCAGGAATGGTTGAATGGTGTTAAACCATCCACAGTTGCAGATGATTGGGTTGGAGATCCTATGGGTCCACTTCATGTTGAAAATATTTCTGCATATGAATCAAATCAATCATAAAGATGAGAATACATCCGGATAATTTCTTTCATTTGATCATGATTATATGGCCCATGAGAACCTACAATATTTGAAATAAAATCTGGTTCTGGGGAATCAGAATCCCATTTTATAACAGTGTATTGTCCATCAGGAGAGTATTGAAGATTGTCTGAATTTTCCACTATCTGAGAGAAATCAACTTTTGATACTTCTCCTGCGGGAATTATAAGATATGTTCTGTTTATCATTTTTATTTTACTCTTTGAATTTTTGATATTATTCCAATAAACCAACACCCATTAGATGTTATTTTATAATCTCTCATTCTCAAGTCATAATTTTCTCCACACTTTGCAAATTGTTTTAGTCTTGAGTGTGAAGTTGGTCTTGATGTTAATAAATATCCTGGTTTTACATCGTATATTTTCATTGTTTCTGGACAACCAATGAAAATTTCTCTATGGAAACTTCTGCCAAGTGCCATTAAAGAAACACCAACAGCAGTTATATCTTGTTTTGACCTCACTGTTAAATTATATACCTTTCTTTCAGTTCTATCTCCACCAACTTTTCTTTTTACTCGTTTTGCGTGAAGAGATCTTTTCCAAGTAGGAGTAACTCCACCCTGTATTGGAGTTTTTACTTTTAAAATTCTTGTCACATAATCAGATAAATCTGAATATATTATAACTCTAGTATAATGATAATCTGAAAATGTATGGTTTCCTTTTTTAAATTTTATTTGGGATAAACTTTTTGGGTGTCTTTTATAACCTGCTCTTTTGAGTGCTGTTCTATCTGATATATTTTGCCTTCTTTTATTTTCCTCATAACTAAAATAGTCCTTTCCAGGACCACGGGGATATAATAATCTTCCAACAGTTCTTTCCATTATTATTCATTAATTGTAATTGTTGAACTGGTTGCTACAACTGTTCCCGAAGTACTTCCAGTTCTAACTTCTAATGTGAATGTTTCCTTATCGTCGGCAACTCCATCATTTCTGGCAGTTAAAGTTACAGAACCAGTATTGTTGTTAATAGTGAAAGATCCGGAAGTTGTATTTTGAGTAAAGTCTGCAGATGAAACATTACCACCACCACAAGTCCAATATAGAGTTGTTCCATTTGCAACATTAGTTGTAGTTATTGTAAATGTTGTAGATTGTGGAGATCCTGCACCAGATGTTTCATAAATTGTTGTTGCTGTCTGTGTAATGGAATATGTTGGAGGAGATGATGTAGTTTCAGTCGATGCTGTTTCTTGAGATAGTCCAAGTGCCACGCATTTTGCATTGTATATCTGAGCAACTTCTGCGTGAGTTAATTCTCTATTATAAATTAATGCTTTGGCAACCTCTCCATCAACATTTCCTGCTGCTCCAGCATTGGCACGACCGATAGCAACATTTGTTCCCGTTGATGTGTCAATAGCTCCAGCAACATCACTATAATTTGTAAGTTTTTGTGCGTTATGGTATAAGGTTATGTTGGGAATATCATTAGCAGCACCGGATGCAGCAGTAAGTGTATTAGTTCCTGATGTTCCTGATACTGCTTCTGTATCAGTTCCGGTAATACTTGAAGTTCCTCCAGAACCTCCATCATTACCAGCACCGGCACCGCTGCCGCCACTACCAATAGTTACTGTGAATTGCTGGCCAGGAGAAACAGTCCAACTTCCATATGAAAGAGCACCGCCGCCACCGCCGCCGCCGGTTTCATCACTTTCTTCCGAACCACCACCACCGCCGCCACCACCAACAATTGCAGCAGAAACTGATGTTACTCCACTAGGAACTGTGAATGTTCCACTTCCGGCAAATGTTTGTTGTGTTGACGCAGATGAAGAAGCATTTGAGGGATATGAATAGCTACCCCAAACAAATCTTGCCCTACCAGGTCTACCAGATCCACCATTGTTATCGGATCCATAGGCACCACCGCCTCCTCCACCATAATTACCACCAGAAGCTCCAGTACCGGATCCAGCAGATCCTGCAGAACCACCAGAACCTCCACCACCAGGATTGGTTGTTCCTCCACCACTTCCCGAAGTACCTTGACCATTGGATACTTCTACACCACCACCACCATCGCTTCGGCCGCCACCGCCGCCACCACCACCAGTTCCTGCTGCTCCTGATGGGCTACCGTCTTGGTCACAACCTCTACCACCATTGCCGGTATATCCACCAGCACCGCCGCCGCCTCCAGAATAAAATGGACTCTGCCTATTAGAACCGGTGCCGCCTTGGCCGCCAGATCCTTGTGATGCAGCTGCTCTTGCCGCACCACTAGCAGTACCACCATTTCCACCAGATCCACGATTTTGTCCACCTCCACCACCACTTGCTTGCAAATAAGTGTTGGTGAACGTTAAAGTAGTATTGGATAATGTAGTCGTAAGATTATTGGATAATGTAATAGTACCTGCACTACTATTAAATGCAGTAACTGTTGTACCACCAGGAACTCCAGTTCCACTAACTACAGTGTCTCCTGCTATAAGAAAGTCAAAAATAGGAGATGGTGCACTCGCACCAGAACCACCAGAACAGGTGGCAGCAATCATATTCCAATTAGTTGTGGTCAATTGTTTTGTTGCTAATCTAGAAGCACCTCCAATAGCTAATCTAATCTGTCTTGCTGTTGTAATTTCCATTGCCCACTTTTGACCATTAGTGGTAGGGTCTCCCCAAGTTAAAAGTCTTTGAACTGCAGATGGTGGTGATGCATCAAGTTTAAAAAATACAATGGAAGTTCTTGCTGTTGTGCCAGTAACTCCATTATATCCAGACAGATTTACATAGTCATCAACGCCATCAAATACTACTTTACCAAAGTTTCCAGTGTTATACGCAGCACCATTGGTCAAGGTTCCAGTATAGTTACTTGAACCTAAATCTTGAACATTTCCTGCTGAAGGATCATTATGTTCAGAAATCTGACCATCATAATGATATTGGAGACCACTTGTAGGAATACCATCGGTCCCATAAAAATTGGAAAAACTTATGGCACCAGTCGTTGGAGCATTATCTTGACCACGATACTCACCAAGCTCTAGTGGATTCTTTCCACCGAACTCGCCTGCTATTTGTGATAAAGATATTGCTCCAGAACCTTGTAGTGTCATAAGTTTTTATTTACCTTCAGGCAGTTGTTCCAATTCCAACATTTGGATCAACAAAAGTAATTGCTCCAACAGCAACCTTATTCTCAACTCCTCTGAGTTGACCTTCAAAAATCTCTTGAAGATAATCTGCGTCTATAGAACCATCTTCCAAATGTGGAATGTTGATAGTCCTTGTATGAGTATAACCTTCCGCGTTAGTGTAAGTAACTTCGACTGTTGAATCACTAGGTGAATAGTCTGCTACTGTATATGTAATGCTCATTGATTTTCAGTTCCTTTTTCTGATGTTTCTTCTGATGTTTCTTCTGATGTTTGAATAACTTCTGGTTCTGGAAGTTTAGCTCCCTTTGATTGAAGGTATTCAATAATACCTTGAAGTTTCAAAGCACTTTCTTTTCTGATGTTAATTTCAGTATTCAACTGGTTAATCTCATTAACCAGTTGTCTTTGCCTTTCAAATGCAGTTGTCAAATTTTGTTGTTCTTCAGACATTTTTTTGAATAATTATTTTTACTATTTATAACAAATCAGGAAATTAATTTGATTTCAACTCATTAATTTCTTGAGTCAATTTATTTATTTGATTTTGTTGTTCTTTAATTGCTTCAACCAGCAATGGAACAAGTCTCTCATATTGAATTGTTAAGTAGTTCTCTCCAGATTTAGATTCTCCATTTGATTTTGTATCAAATGGTGCTGGTGCAACTGCCTGTGGAAGAATATCTTCAACTTCTTGTGCGATTAAACCAATATCATTCTTTTCATACTTTGGAGTAAATCCAAGTTCTTTTGATTTCTCATTCCAATCAAATGTATAACCATTAAGTTTTTGTACTTTCTCAACTGGAGATTCAATATGGTTGAAGTTTTCTTTCAGTCTTCTATCAGAAGAGTATGCTGTGACATTACCAGATGCTGCAATATTTCCAGAACCATCAGTTCTTACAATTGTATTCGCACCTGTTGTTGCAGCATTGAGACCATCAAGTAAATCTGCATCTAATCCAGAACCTGATCCATCGTTCGACGAATCCCAGACAGTTCTCCATCCTTGTGGACTATTATTTGAAATTAATTGAGTCCTTATTTGACCAGCACCAGTACCGGTCATTTGCATAGCAATAGTATTGCTATAATAATTATAAGGATTTCCATGACCCATTCTGATTGTGTTATACCAATCTGTAGTGGGTGCTAATCTTGTATCTGAAATACTAGCAGATTGCTGATACTCCAGAGCATTTGATGGCGATCCTGTAGTCGCAAAAGCATTACCTGTTAAGTAATCGGAACTAGTAGCACTAGTAGCACTAGTAGCAGTAGCAGCATTACCTGTAATATTAATTCCCCAAGTTCCACTAGCATCACCACCAGTTCTTGTTGGAACATTGAGAGATGATCTCATTCCAGTTGCATTATTTTTTCTGATATAGTTGTCTGTTGAGGAATAGAAAATAGTATCGGCAGTACGAGTACCAGTTCCATGGCTCATATTAAAGTATGCCGCGAAACCATAGTTCATATACAAGTGACCACTGCCATCTCTCAGTGCAATAGTATTTGCATTTCCTCCAGTTGCAGTGCTATATCCATCGAGTAAGTCAGCATCGAGACCAGAACCTGATCCATCATTACCTGCGTGCCATACAATATTAGCATTACCTGCGTAGATATTATTTGAAGCAACTCTTAATTGACCTGTCGATTCAATTTGGAACAACTCGGAAGTTCCATTTTGGAATACGAATCCTCTGTTTGTACCTCCAGTCATCCTGAAGTACATATTATAATCGGAAGTGGTATCTAATCTACCACCCCAAGTCGTATTTCCTGATGCGGACATCCAAATTTTATAGTTATCACTATCCCAGAATCTGATGCCTCTACCGTCAGCAGCAGCAATTCTTGCGTCTACACTGTTTCCAGCATCTGCTCTAAAGAAGCTTCCACTACTCAGTCCATCGAGTAAGTCTGCATCAAGACCAGAACCTGCTCCATCATTGCCTGCGTGCCAATACTTACTACCACTATTGTCCGAACTACCTTTCCAAAGATCCCCATCTGGACCCATCCAAGCAACAGTAGCCGAATTACCACTACCGAATGCAACACCTTGAGTACCTGCGTAATAATTTAAATATGTAGCGTTAGTAGAAGCAGCAGCGTCTAAATGTAAGTTTCCGTCAGTAGTGACAACGCTTGCCATCTCTGTACCAGTTGCAGTTCTTCCGTTACCACCAACACGTAAATATGATGACCAACTACTATTTGGACCAAAAGTAATGTGATTATCTGCACCAGTAGTCAGGTTTCCAGTGAAAGTATCATTAGCATCAGATCTTAAGAACTGGGAACTATCAATACCGTCTAAAGTTCCAGCACTACCAGTAATACTTCCACTAGAGGTTATATAACCAGCACCATTAGTCAGTTGGTTGTTATTAGTTGGAATTGTTGGTTTGTTAGATAAGTTATTGTAGTTAAGATAATAGGAACCTTGTTGACCATCAAGTAAGTCAGCATCAAGACCACCACCAGAACCTGCTCCAATAAATGTTCTAATAGCAGCAGCAGTACCATGTCTAATAAAACCATCATTTCCAGTTTCAACACAAACCTTTGTTACTCCAGATGTAACATCATTTGGAGTGGTGTTGAAATAATTTGCGTAAATGTATCCAGAACTATGTCTTTGAACTATTGTGTTATTTGATGCTGATACTGAAGGTTGTAATCCATCAAGTAAGTCAGCATCTAAACCAGATCCAGCACCATCATTACCTGCGTGCCATATTGTGTTTCCTCCAGTTTGGATAACTCCATTACTTTGAAGTTTTAATGCACTATAATAAGTTGATGTATCAGAAGTAGATAATTTTATTTCCAATCCAACATTTGGTGCAACACCACTTGCAGTATGTCTGTAAAGATCAAAGTCTGCAGCGCCAGCATAAACTACACCACTTGTACCATCTCTAAGTAAACGCATTACATTAGTTTGAGACGCTGTTTGATCAACTCCTAATGAAGATACTTCAAGAGCAGTATTTGTTCTGACCATAGAAGCAGTATCGCTTACAGGTCTACCTACTCGCAGATACTTATCACTTATTACTAAATTGCCTGTAGTGGTATCATCAGCATCAGACCTCAAGAACTGGGAACTATCAATACCGTCTAAAGTTCCAGCACTACCAGTAATATTAATTCCCCAAGTTCCACTAGCATCACCACCAGTTCTTGTTGGAACATTCAAGTAGGCGCGAATAGCAGAAGTACTATTACAAACTCTTAGATAGTTATCACTGCTACTATTAGTACGGAATACTATTCCACCGTTAATTGTACTTTGATCCGCGAATGTCTGGCGAATTAATCTTGCATAGATGTCACCGGATGCATTTCTTCCCGCAACAGTATTTGCAGTTGCAGCATTATCCACCAAGTTTTCGCCATCAAGTAAATCAGCATCTAAACCAGAACCTGATCCATCGTTACCTGAGGTCCAAATACCCAACTGACTGATAAGAGTGGCAGGTGTAACATACCTTATATAATCATCATTTGAAGCATAAATTTTGTTTATAGTTGAAGTTGTTGCGCCGCTAGTAGTGTTTATCCACCCTAACTGAAGATAACCATTGCCGTCTCTAACTGGAATTGTATTTGCGGCATTTCTTGTAGTACTTGCTGAATAACCATCAAGTAAGTCTGCATCAAGTCCTGAACCTGATCCATCATTACCAGCGTGCCATACCGTATTAGCATTGCCTGCGTAGATATTATTTGATGCAACTCTTAATTGACCTGTTGATTCAATTTGGAACAGTTCCGAAGTTCCATTTTGGAATACGAATCCTCTGTTTGTACCTCCAGTCATCCTGAAGTACATATTAAAATCGGAAGTCGAATCTAGTCTTCCTCCCCAGGTTGTATTTCCTGAAGTAGACATATAGACCTTATATGCATCATTATCATAGAATCTAACACCTCTTCCATCTGCTGAAGCAAATCTAGCATCTACAGTATTTCCAGTATTTGCTCTAAAGAATGCTGTAGAATCTAAATTATCTAAAGTATCTGCATTTGTTGTTGTCAATCCTCCAGGACCTTGGATACCTTGAGTTCCCTGAGTACCTGTAGTACCTGTAGTACCTTGTCTACCTTGAATACCTTGAGTTCCCTGAGTACCTGTAGTACCTGTAGTACCTTGTCTACCTTGAATACCTTGAGTTCCCTGAGTACCTGTAGTACCTGTAGTACCTGTAGTACCTTGTCTACCTTGAGTTCCCTGAGTGCCCTGAGTGCCCTGCAATCCAGCAACCGTTGTTGGATCTACCCAGTCAGTTCCTGTAGCAGTTGATTTAAGAACATATCCAGATGTTCCTGCATCATTATTAGAATCATAATATGCTCCAGTAACTCTTAGGTTTCCATTTACATGAAGTTTTTGTGTTGGATTTGTTTCACCAACACCAACATACTCAGTTGAACCGTAAGGTGCTAATTGAATTGTTCCATCAGCATCAACATCAATGCTTGGAATGCCCGTAACATCACCAACAGCAAAGATAGAACCTGTAGTCAGATTATTTGTAATGGAGAATAATTGTCCAGCAGAACCTTCAAATGAAAGTGTTCCTGTACTATTATCTGGAATAATATCAATGCTTGTACCAATGCTAACCGTAGATGCAATTGAAACGTCACCATTTACCGTTAAAGTATCACCATCAAATGTAAAATTGGAAGAACCTGTTGGAACATTTGATGAATTTTTATAAACAACTTGATTTGCTGAACCTGCTACTGGTCCTGTAGTACCTTGTCTACCTTGAGTTCCCTGAGTGCCCTGAGTGCCCTGAGTACCTGTAGTACCCGTAGTACCTTGTCTACCTTGAGTGCCCTGAGTTCCCTGAGTTCCCTGAGTACCTGTAGTACCTGTAGTACCTTGTCTACCTTGAATACCTTGAGTTCCCTGAGTACCTGTAGTACCTGTAGTACCTTGTCTACCTTGAGTTCCCTGAGTGCCTTGAATACCTTGAGTGCCTTGAGTTCCCTGAGTACCTGTAGTACCTGTAGTACCTTGTCTACCTTGAGTTCCCTGAGTGCCTTGAATACCTTGAGTGCCTTGAGTTCCCTGAGTACCTGTAGTACCTTGTCTACCTTGAGTTCCCTGAGTGCCTTGAATACCTTGAGTGCCTTGAGTTCCCTGAGTACCTGTAGTACCTGTAGTACCTTGTCTACCTTGAGTTCCCTGAGTGCCCTGAGTGCCCTGAATACCTGTAGTACCTTGTCTACCTTGAGTTCCCTGAGTGCCCTGAGTTCCCTGAGTTCCTTGAATACCCTGAGTACCTTGAATACCCTGCAATCCAGCAACCGTTGTTGGATCTACCCAGTCAGTTCCTGTAGCAGTTGACTTGAGAACGTATCCCGATGTTCCCGCATCATTATTGGAATCATAATATGCTCCAGTAACTCTTAGGTTTCCATTTACATGAAGTTTTTGTGTTGGATTTGTTACTCCAACTCCAACATATTCATTAGATCCAAAAGGTGCTAATTGTACTGTTCCATCAGCATTAACATCAATGCTTGGTAGTCCAGAAACATCATTAACTGAGAAAATAGATCCTGATGTGAGATTATTTGTAATGGAGAACAACTGTCCCGCAGAAGCTTCAAAGGAAAGTGTTCCAGAATTTAAAGTATCATAAGGAATAATATCTATGATTGTTCCAATACCTACCGTCGAAATAAAGTTTCCTGTATTTGCAATAATTTCTCCACTAATTGTCAAATTACCAGTCTTTGTCTGCGCAGTTCCTGATGTATTAATATAATAAGAACCTTGCTGCCCATCTAGTAAATCCGCATCCAATCCGCTTCCCGATCCATCATTACCAGCGTGCCATACGATATTAGCATTACCTGCATAAATGTTATTTGATGCAACTCTTAGTTGTCCAGTAGATTCAATCTGGAACAGTTCCGAAGTTCCATTTTGGAATACGAATCCTCTGTTTGTACCTCCAGTCATTCTGAAGTACATATTAAAGTCTGAAGTTGTATCTAATCTACCACCCCAGGTTGTATTTCCTGAAGCAGACATATAGACCTTATATGCATCATTATCATAGAATCTAATTCCCCGTCCGTCTGCGGCAGCAATTCTTGCGTCTACACTGTTTCCAGCATCTGCTCTGAAGAATGATGATGCCTGAAGACCATCTACAGTGTCCGCATCGATACCATTTCCAGAACCTTCATCGGAAGTTGTAAGTAACCTAGCAGCATTGTAATAAGGTGCTTTATTGAATACCCACTTATCTCCAGTGGATGCATATGTAATAGAAGCACTAGAACCATCAAGCGTAATACCACCACCATCAGAAGCTGCAGCATTGGCAGCACCAGAAGCAAGAGTAATATTCTTATCATCAATAGTTACTGTGGTTGAATTTACAGTTGTTGTTGTACCATCAATCTGCAAATTACCTTTAACTACAACAGTTCCTGAGTTGTCACCGATTGTTGTTGGATCAATTACAAAGGTTGCTGGTCCATTAATCTGATTTGCATATAAAGAAGTTCCATCAAAGGTCAGATTTGCAGAACCTGTTGCAATATTGGAACTATTTTTGTAAACAACTTGATTTGCTGATCCAGCTACTGGTCCTGTAGTACCTTGAGTTCCCTGAGTTCCCTGAGTACCTTGAGTTCCTTGGACACCTTGAGTTCCTTGTCTTCCTTGAATACCTTGAGTTCCTTGAGTTCCCTGAGTTCCCTGAGTACCTTGGACACCTGTAGTACCTGTAGTACCTGTAGTACCTTGTCTACCTTGAGTACCTTGAGTACCTTGTGTTCCTTGGACACCTGTAGTACCTTGTATTCCTTGAAGACCTTGAGTTCCCTGAGTTCCTTGAGTTCCTTGGACACCTGTAGTACCTTGTGTTCCTTGAAGACCTTGAGTACCTTGTGTTCCTTGAGTTCCTTGGACACCTGTAGTACCTTGTGTTCCTTGAAGACCTTGAGTACCTTGTGTTCCTTGAGTTCCTTGGACACCTGTAGTACCTGTAGTTCCTTGTGTTCCTTGTGTTCCTTGAATGCCCTGAGTACCTTGAATACCCTGAGTACCTTGAATTCCCTGAGTGCCTTGAGTACCTTGAGTACCTTGGACACCTGTAGTACCTTGTGTTCCTTGAACACCTTGTGTTCCCTGAGTACCCTGTGTTCCTTGGATGCCCTGTGTACCCTGAGTGCCTTGAATGCCTTGAGTTCCCTGAGTTCCTTGAGTTCCTTGGACACCTGTAGTACCTTGTGTTCCTTGAAGACCTTGAGTACCTTGTGTTCCTTGAGTTCCTTGGACACCTGTAGTACCTTGTGTTCCTTGAAGACCTTGAGTACCTTGTGTTCCTTGAGTTCCTTGAGTTCCTTGAATACCTTGAGTGCCTTGGATGCCTTGAAGTCCAGCAACAGTTGTTGGATCAACCCATTCAGTTCCTGTAGAGGTTGATTTTAAAACATAACCTGAAGTTCCAGAACTTGCTGCAGAATCGGTAAATGATCCAGATAGAGTTAAATTGCCACTTAAGGTCAAATCTCCAGTTTTAGTTTGAGAATTTGCCGATGTATTAATATAATAAGAACCTTGCTGACCATCAAGCAAGTCTGCATCTAATCCACTACTTGCCCCATCATTGCCTGCGTGCCATACGATATTAGCATTACCTGCATAAATGTTATTTGATGCAACTCTTAATTGACCTGTTGATTCAATTTGGAACAACTCAGAAGTTCCATTTTGGAATACGAATCCTCTGTTTGTACCTCCAGTCATTCTGAAGTACATATTAAAGTCTGAAGTTGTATCTAATCTTCCTCCCCAAGTTGCATCTGCCGATGATGACATATAGATCTTATATCCATCATTATCATAGAATCTAATTCCTCTACCATTAGCAGCGGCAATTCTTGCATCTACAGTATTTCCAGCATCTGCTCTAAAGAATGATGATGCCTCAAGACCATCTACAGTATCTGCATCAAGTCCGTTTCCACTTCCTTCATCTGAAGTTGTCAGTAATCTTGCAGCATTGTAATAAGGTGCTTTATTGAATACCCACTTATCTCCAGTGGATGCATAAGTCAATGTTGCATTGGAACCATCGACTGTAATTCCTGCACCATCTGCAGATGCAGCATTAACTGCTCCAGAAGCAAGAGTAATATTCTTATCGTCTACTGTTAAAGTTGTAGAGTTGATTGTTGTGGTATCTCCATCAACTTGAAGATCGCCTTTGATGATAACTGTTCCTGTATTATCACCTACAGCAGTTGGATCAAGAACAAGGTTTGCTGCACCTGCAATTGTTGATGTATTCCCAGCACCCGTTACATAGATTCCATAGTCAGTGGTTTCAAATTTCAGAGAGTTATCATAGTAGAGTTCTACTTCTGCATCTCGTCTGAATACTGCAAACTTTTCATCATCTATTGTCCCAAATTCCATTCCATAGGTATTACCATCACCATTGAACTGGATATATGCCTGGTCGGTTACATCAGTGGTCTTCTGAATTCTGGTATAAGCAGAAATCCAATTAGTTCCATCTACATCTCTTGTTTCGGTAATTTTGAGTAGTGATGAATTGCTATTTGTAGTTTTGAATACTGCAAGGTCTTGAGTTGCATCAGCATTTCCTGCTGTTGTTCCGAGACCTACATTTGGATTAACTAAAATACCATCAGCAGTGGTTTCAAATTTCTTGGAGTTGTCGTAGTAGAGTTCTACTGCTCCATCTGTAATGAATTTTGCTGCAGTTTCATTTACTGCACCATTTCTAATTTCTACAGAATTTGAACCGCCCAGTATTAAAGAACCAGTTCCGGTATCCTGAATAACACTATTAGATCCATTATGATAAATCTGTAAGTCTTGACTATCACCAAATCTCAATCTATCATTATCACCAAGATCTACATTACCTTGGAATGTAGAAGCACCAGTAACTGTTAAATTGCTTGCAGTAAGTGTTCCACCATCAAAAGTAAGGTTTGCTGAACCTGCTGGGTTATTTGATGCATCCTTATATACAACCTGATTTGCAGAACCTGCTACTGGTCCAGTAGTACCTTGTCTGCCTTGAACACCTTGAGTTCCCTGAGTTCCTTGAGTTCCTTGAATGCCCTGAGTGCCTTGAGTACCTTGAGTACCTTGGACACCTGTAGTACCTTGTGTTCCTTGAACACCCTGAGTTCCCTGAGTGCCTTGAGTACCTTGAGTACCTTGGACACCTGTAGTACCTTGTGTTCCTTGAACACCCTGAGTTCCCTGAGTACCTTGAGTTCCTTGGACACCTGTAGTACCTTGTGTTCCTTGAATGCCCTGAGTGCCTTGAGTACCTTGAGTACCTTGGACACCTGTAGTACCTTGAGTTCCTTGGACACCTTGAGTTCCTTGGGTACCTTGGATGCCTTGGATGCCTTGGATGCCTTGTGTACCCTGAGTGCCTTGAGTACCTTGTGTTCCCTGAACACCTTGAGTTCCTTGGACACCTTGAGTTCCTTGAATGCCCTGAGTGCCTTGAGTTCCTTGAGTTCCTTGAAGACCTTGAGTACCTTGAGTTCCCTGAACACCTTGAGTTCCTTGGACACCTGTAGTACCTTGTGTTCCTTGAAGACCTTGAGTACCTTGTGTTCCTTGGACACCTGTAGTACCTTGAGTTCCCTGAGTACCTTGAGTTCCCTGAGTACCTTGAGTTCCCTGAGTTCCTTGAATACCTTGAGTGCCTTGGATGCCTTGAAGTCCAGCAACAGTCGTGGGATCAACCCACTCAGTTCCACTTAAAGTTGACTGTAAAACGTATCCTGTAGTTCCAGAACTTACTGTCGAATCAATAAATGATCCTGAAAGGGTTAAATTACCACTTAAGGTCAAATCTCCAGTTTTAGTTTGAGAATTTGCCGATGTATTGATGTAGTAAGAACCTTCTTGTCCATCAAGCAAGTCTGCATCTAAACCTGATGATGCTCCATCATTACCAGCGTGCCATACCGTATTAGCATTACCTGCATAAATGTTATTAGAAGCAACTCTTACTTGACCGTCCGATTCAATCTGGAACAACTCAGAAGTTCCATTTTGGAATACGAATCCTCTGTTTGTACCTCCAGTCATCCTGAAGTACATATTAAAATCGGAAGTCGAATCTAGTCTTCCTCCCCAAGTACTATCATTACTTGATGACATCCAAATTTTATAGTTATCACTGTCAAAGAATCTAACACCTCTACCATTTCCAATTGACAATCTTACATCCACAGAGTTTGAAGTATCTGCTCTGAAGAATGATGATGCCTCAAGACCATCTACAGTGTCTGCATCTAAACCATTTCCACTTCCTTCATCGGAAGTTGTAAGTAACCTAGCAGCATTGTAATAAGGTGCTTTATTGAATACCCACTTATCTCCAGTGGATGCATACGTTAAACTTGCATTTGCACCATCAAGAGTAATACCACCTCCATCTGCTGCGGAAGAATCTGCTGCACCAGAAGCTAGAGTGATATTTAAGTCATCTACAATAAGTTCTGTTGAATTTATTGTTGTTGTTTGTCCATCAACTTGAAGGTCACCTTTTATAACAACAGTTCCTGAGTTGTCACCGATTGTTGTTGGATCAATTACAAAGGTTGCTGGTCCATTAATCTGATTTGCATATAGAGAAGTTCCATCAAAAGTTAAATTTGTAGAACCTGTTGCAATATTAGAACTATTTTTGTAAACAACTTGATTTGCTGATCCAGCTACTGGTCCCGTTGTACCCTGAGTGCCTTGAGTACCTTGAGTTCCCTGAGTACCTTGAATACCCTGAGTTCCTTGTCTTCCTTGAACACCTTGAGTGCCTTGGATGCCTTGGATGCCTTGTGTACCCTGAGTACCTTGAGTTCCTTGAGTACCTTGAGTGCCTTGGATGCCTTGGATGCCTTGTGTACCCTGAGTACCTTGAGTTCCTTGAGTACCTTGAGTTCCTTGGACACCTTGAGTTCCTTGGGTACCTTGGATACCTTGGATGCCTTGAGTACCTTGAGTACCTTGAGTACCTTGGATACCTTGGATGCCTTGAGTACCTTGAGTACCTTGAGTACCTTGAGTTCCTTGAATGCCCTGAGTTCCTTGAGTTCCTTGAGTTCCTTGAGTTCCTTGAGTTCCTTGCGTTCCTTGAATGCCCTGAGTTCCTTGAGTTCCTTGGATACCTTGGATACCTTGGATGCCTTGTGTACCCTGAGTACCTTGAGTACCTTGAGTACCTTGAATGCCCTGAGTACCTTGTGTACCCTGAGTACCTTGAGTTCCTTGAGTACCTTGAGTGCCTTGGATGCCTTGGATGCCTTGTGTACCCTGAGTGCCTTGAGTACCTTGAGTACCTTGAGTTCCTTGAATGCCCTGAGTACCTTGTGTTCCCTGAACACCTTGAGTTCCTTGGACACCTTGAGTTCCTTGAATGCCCTGAGTGCCTTGAGTACCTTGTGTTCCCTGAACACCTTGAGTTCCTTGGACACCTTGAGTTCCTTGAATGCCCTGAGTGCCTTGAGTACCTTGTGTTCCTTGAACACCCTGAGTTCCTTGGACACCTTGAGTGCCTTGGACACCTTGAGTGCCTTGGACACCTGTAGTACCTTGAGTACCTTGTGTTCCCTGAACACCTTGAGTTCCCTGAACACCTTGAGTTCCCTGAGTACCTTGAATACCTTGAGTGCCTTGAATACCTTGTGTTCCCTGAACACCTTGAGTACCTTGAGTTCCTTGGGCACCTTGTGTACCCTGAGTTCCTTGTGTACCCTGAGTTCCTTGTGTTCCCTGAACACCTTGAGTACCTTGAGTACCTTGAGTACCCTGAACACCTTGAGTTCCCTGTATTCCTGCTGCGTATGGGTCTGTCCAAGATATACCTGTTCCAGTCGAAACTAGAATATCTCCAGAATCTCCCTTAAGGTGGTTTGTATCATATAGTGCACCATGAATATCAATATCACCACCAACTGCCAAAGCAGTTCCGGAAAGCATATCAGTCAGACCAATTCCAAGAGCATAGTTAGTCAACCAGGCATCAGTTCCAAGACCAGAGAAGGTTCCTTCTTTGAACCACATAATCTTCTTATATGTGGGAGGAAGAGTTTCAATTCCTGCTACATTAAGACTGACTAATGGAGTACCTTCTGTTGATGCAAGTGCAACACCACCATGATTTGCTGTTGTATCAGTTGATGCATCATTTCCATTTGAATCAGTTCTATATCCAAGAATAATGTCCGCATCACTGATTCTGAGAGTTTCTGTGAATAATGTTGCAGAAGTACCACCAATTGTTACACTTCCATCAACATATAAATCTCTACCTATAGTAACATCTCTACCGACAAATAAATCATTGCCATTAAAGGTTAAATTATCCGATCCTGCTGGATTATTCGAACCATCTTTATATACAACTTGTTCCGCAGATCCAGCTACAGGACCAGTCGTTCCCTGAACACCTTGAGTACCTTGAGTTCCTTGAGTGCCCTGAACCCCCTGAGTACCCTGTGTTCCTTGAACACCTTGAGTTCCCTGTGTTCCTTGAGTCCCTTGAATGCCCTGAGTACCTTGAGTGCCCTGAACTCCCTGAGTGCCCTGAACCCCCTGAGTTCCCTGTGTTCCTTGAACACCTTGAGTTCCCTGTGTTCCTTGAGTCCCTTGAACACCCTGAGTACCTTGTATTCCATCAAGACCCTGAGTACCTTGGAGACCTTGAGTACCTTGAGTTCCCTGTGTTCCTTGAGTCCCTTGAATACCTTGAATACCTTGAGTCCCTTGAGTACCTTGAGTACCTTGAGTTCCCTGTGTTCCTTGAGTCCCTTGAATACCTTGAGTACCTTGAGTCCCTTGAGTACCTTGAGTCCCTTGAATACCTTGAGTACCTTGAGTGCCCTGAACCCCCTGAGTACCCTGTGTTCCTTGAACACCTTGAGTGCCCTGAACCCCCTGAGTGCCCTGAGTACCTTGTATTCCATCAACACCCTGAGTACCTTGGAGACCTTGAGTACCTTGTGTTCCTTGAACGCCTTGAGTACCTTGTATTCCATCAACACCCTGAGTGCCTTGTGTTCCTTGAGTACCTTGGATACCTTGAGTACCTTGGATACCTTGAGTGCCTTGAACACCTTGAGTACCTTGAATTCCTACTTGCTGAGTAAAGGTGATAGTTGCTGTTGTTCCAGCACCAGTTGCAGTAACTCCTGCTCCAACAAAATTTATGGTATGGTAACCAGTACCAATACCTACACCTTCTTCCTCAATTTCAACACCAGTTAATGTAGTATTTATAATATTTTCAATAGTTTCTATTCCATCAATATTTGTCCAAGTTGCACCTGCTCCAGTAGAAACTAAAACTTGACCCTGAGAACCTACTTGATTATCTCTATCATATAAACTTCCGCGCAATCTTAGATCGCCATTAATGTCCAAGTCAGCAGTTGCTGCTGCAGTCCCAATACCAACCTTACCGACAACTTCAACAGTTGTTTTGTTCTCGGAATAAGAACTTATGCCGACTTTTAAATTCTTTTGACGATTGCTAAGATACTTTGACATTTTGAGTTAAAAAAATGTATTGATTAATTTAATGATTCTAAAATACTTGTAACAAATTTTAAATTTGAAGCATTACTGCCAGATAATACTAATTTATCTCCACTTTCAAGGACCAATTTTCCAGTTAATAAATTTGCAGTATCATTTCCGGAAATTGGAAAATCCTTCAATAATTCCGTATCAGTTGTGCTTCTTCTATGTACTAATGTAATATCTTCAGATGTTGATCCAATGTTTGCAATTTGTGCCAAAAGAACAACACCAGTATATCCAGTTGGTGCTGAATATACCTCAGTTTCCGTTAAAGAAACTACAGCAGTTACTGTTTGGAATACATTTAGTGCTAATGCCATATTATTCTCCTAATGCTAGAATGAATGGGGTTAATGTAGAAAACAAACTCTTAGAATAAAATCTCCCAGAAATAGTTCCGGTTTGTTGGTCAACTACAACACCATCACCAATTCTAAAATTACCTGCTTGATCTGTTGAAGTATATACAACAAGTCCTCCATTTCTTGAATCAGTTTCCTGCTCTTGAATTGGAATTCCTCCAGCTTGGGGAAATGCGGTATCAATATCAGTTCCTGTACCTATATATTCCATTGAATGACCTGATGCAAGAACTCTACTTTGTTTGAAGAAAACCGCAGTAGATCCAACTCCAACAGAATATGGAACGTTTTCAGTTACTGTAATAGTGCAAATGCCAGAAACAACTGGTGTAGATTCTTTAATAGAATAATATGTTGGAATTAAAACCGCAGTTCCAATGGCAGTTGTTCCTGCTCCTTGAGGATCTGCAATAGTAATTGATGGAGTATGGGTGTATCCTCTACCATTAGAAACAATTTCAACATCAACAACTTGACCATTTTTAACTTCAGCAACTGCTGTTGCAGGAACTCCCCAAGAAGTTAAAGGTCCATCAATACTAATTGAAACGTTTTCAGTATATCCACTACCACCATTAGTAATAATGATATCATCGACAGTATAGTATAAATCTTCAATATAAATCACTTGCCCATCAAATGGTCTTACTGCATTTATTGCAACTGTTCCTCCAGATGTGTATGTGTGGGGAAGAGTTGATGCTCCAACATAAACTTCAAACGATGTGGAACTTGGAATAGAAACCACTTCAAAAATATATCCACTGTTTCCTGATGGATATGTTACTGTAGTTACTCCACCATCAGATGTGCAAGTAAATCCAAGACCAGAAATGGTCAGTCCCATACCAACATTAAAGTTGTGATTGGAATTGACCGTTATCGTTGTAAGACCAGTTGTATTATCGTATAGTGCATTCGTAACATTAAATGTTGGAACATTTAAATCCAAAACAAATGTATCGGAATTTGCTGAAGCAGCACTGGTAATAATCCCAGTATATTTTTTAGGACCTACTCCATCAGCAATAAGAGCATAATTTCCAAATGATGAGTTGGAGTTTGTTAAATCACAAGCACCACCAGAACCGCAGTAAACAGAAATATCATTACAAATGGTAAATAATGAAACTAATTGAGCATAACCTTCATTTGTAATCGAGACTCCAATGCCACCTTGATTGTATTGTGTAAAAGAGTCTACAACCATACTCTTCAATTTGCCGATACAATCAGAACCATCAATTAACATTCCAATACTATTGGAAATGAAGTTTGTACAATTTCTAATGTATGGAGATTGTGAAGTAAATCCAACAACTGTAGGGTCGAATCTAACACAAGCCTTTCCAGAATCTACAGATCCTTTAAAAGACATGTCCGAAACATAAGCACCTTCTCTTACATAAAAAAGATCTTGATTGGAATTCTGTGGAGTAATAGTTACTTCTCTTAAACTATCTCCAATTATAGAAACTTTTTTTGGTATAGTTAAAGGATTATCTTCTATATAAGATCCAGCAGTAATTCTAATAATGGATCCTTCTTCTGCGATTGCAAGGGCTCCTTTGAGGGTTCCTTTTGCGTCTCCGAGTTTTTTTCCTGTATTTGTATCGCTTCCGTCTTTTGTGACATAATAAACATTAGATACTGTTGCCCCAGCACCGACTCTTACAATGTCAGTGCCTATTCCGGTTCTTTCTCTTCTAACTAAGAGGTCGGCGTCATATGTGTTGAGGGCTAGCTCACCTAGAGGTAGTTGCCCCAACGTTGGTATTTTTCCAGGTACAGAAGACCTTTTAATTCTAATATTTGGATCTGCCATTCAACCTCTCATAGTTGGTAGAAACCGTATAGATTCTTATATAAGAATCTCTATTATTTATAGTGTCAAACTAATTCAGATTATTGAAAATCTTCAGATCCTGTTTTAGTTGTTCTTTTCGTTTTTTTTAATTTTTCCAACTCATTTTGTAGAGATGTATTTGCCTGTGTCAGAGTCTCTACCTGAGTTTCTAACACTATTGTCTTATTAAAAAGGTCAAATGCTTTTTGTTGATATTTTGCTACTATTGCTTTTAAATCTTCTTCAGACATAAAAAAATACACCCAGTAAACTGAGTGTATTTATTGAAATTATTTAATTAAATTATCAGAATGATCCACCGTCAACTGTAATGTTTTGAAGAACCAATTCGGAACCAGAACAAGCAATTACTTGCGATGACCCACCCGTGCAGGAATTATTAATCCAAAGTTCTGAAATCTCAATTGGTGCATATGTTGAAACATTAATCTGTGGAGCGTTTGTAGTAATTCCAACAGTCTCATCCAAATCAGCGGCAAGTTTAAATCTTCCAGAAGTTGCTTCCCAAATAACAGCAGAAGTTTTTCCAACTCCAGCATCACCATAATTCATCAGAATTCCAAGATCCCAAGTGGTATCTGTTGGAAGTGCTCCATTAACAACACCAAGTTCAATGGTGCGATCTTCAACTGTAATTTCTGATGTATTTACTTGAGTTGTTGATCCATTAACAATCAAGTTTCCAGCAACAGTTAAATCTCCTGCAGTTTCAACAGATCCGGAAGTATTGATTGTAATTGCATTAGATCCAGTCGTTGACTTAATAGATCCTGCTTGAATTGTTCCAACACTAAATGTGCCAGTTCCACTTGGATTGAGTGATGCAGCAGCACTAACTCTTACAGTCTCGCCCACTTCTCCTGCAGAAGTATCTGCAAAGAGCATGTAATAAGTTGCATCAGTAGTATCTCCAGTGGTATCTACCCTATCAGCACGAGACGCTGCAGTAATAACACCATTAAAATCTCCAGTTACGTTGAGGTGACCACCAATTGTAATTGTTGTAGCTCCTCCAACAGTCGCTGTACTTATAATGCTATCAGACAATTGACCGTTCGTATCATCCCAAAATGGAACAGTATTATCTGTTAAAGAAGCAGCACCTTTTAATGTAACTGCATCAGATGTAATGGTGATACCAGTTCCAACATTAACGTCAATTGTATAGTTAGTAGCATCATCAGAGTTTGCTGTAGTGGCAGTCAGACCCTCACCACCAACAACGGTTTTGGCATACTGACCAGTTGTTTGAGTTCCAAGTCCAACTGCGTCATTTGCAATAGTAGTTATACCAGTTAATCCATCAACACTAATGTCTCCGCTAAGATTATCGTAAACATATTTACGAATATATTCTGCAGAAATTAGTTTATTAACTGTTCCATCAAGATCAAATACTACAAAATCATCTTGATCTGCAAGTGCAGTTAAAGTACTTAATCCCGAATTAACAATATCTAAATAACCAGCATCAAGATGTCCATAAAGATCTTGTGCTGTAATACTATTAACTCCAGCATTAACACCAGAAGAACTAATTGTGACGGCAGCGCCAACAGTTAATGATGTTGTAACTGAAACAGCGTTTGGAAGACCAATTGTGAGTGTGGTTCCAGCACCAGTTGTTTCTATTTCGTTGGCAGTACCAGAAATTGTCAGTGATTGAGAGTCAAGATCAACAGCACCATTTCCGCTGTCACCAGCGAAGTCAAGATCTTGTGCTGTTATCTGTTCATCGACATATGTTTTGATTGCCTTAGCAGAAGCAAGAGTATCATCTGAACTTGATACGGAACTTAAATCTGTATCTACTGATGTAATTGCAGTGCCACCATCTAATGTCAAAGATGTAAGTGTTGTAGCACCACCTATTAGATTTGTAAATGTGCCTGCAGCACTTGTAGCCGCACCGATTATAGTTCCATCAATGTTACCACCATTTATATCGGCAGTTGCGATTGTAGTAACGCCAGCATTAGTGAAATTTGCACCTGCACTAAAATCTGCAAGAACATTTACATCAAGGAAAGCATCTCCTCCATTGGAAGTTATTGTTGTAATCCCTTGTAGGGTGGGATTTGTAAATGTTCCATTTGTTCCGCCAGCAGTATCCCAAGAAAGAGTTCCATCCGCAGCAACCTTGAGAAAATATCCATCTGTAATGCTGCTAGTATCTGGAAGAATATATGTTCCAATACCAGAAACAGAATCTGGCGACTTTAGTTGAATATAATTTGTTCCTGCGTTATCAACTAAATTAAGACCAGCTGACCTGGTTCCATTCTCTCTAGTCCAATATCTATGCGATCCGAAAAACTTGTTTCCAGTTACAGAAGTATCAAATCCAATAAAAAAATCAAAATTGTTTGTCGAAAACGCTGGTTCACCTGGGTGTAACGCTGGAACTGTTCCTGCAATTCCAGCCGCACCCCTTTTAAATTGAATCTTGGGTGATGCCATTTCTTTTATACAATTTTACTACTATTATTTAGTAAAATGTATCTCAATTAAAAAGTTCCACCGTCAATATTTGGATCCAATTCTCTCTGAATTTCATCAACAAACTCATCAGCATAAGATGGACCAAATTGGTTTGGATTTACTAGACCTGGTTGTACAGGTTCTAATGCTGCTGATTGGAGAACTTCATCTGGATTTTTTGCAATCCATTTTTGACTGCTAGCATCATACATCAGAACATATTGATCAATAACTCCATTACCACTATTTCCATCATCAAAATCTATCAAATCCGAAAAACTAGCAGGCACTTGAACACCTCCAATATTTGAAACTACTTTAAATTTACTTGCCGACTTTAGTTTGACATTAAAACTAGCCATGGTTCGTAATTTCCTCAGAAACTATGAGTGTACCTTCTACAACTCTATTGGTAAGAGAACCTGCTGATGGAGAAGAAACTATACTTACTTGAAAATAATTTCTACCAGGTTTTAATGTTGCGGTTTCAGTTTTTGCCAAAGAAACTTTGATATCATTTGTTCCAGGTTCAAAAACTACTGGCTTTTCAAACCCTGCAGATGACCCTGGATATTTTTTCAGTGAAAAAATTCCGGTATATCCATTAGTAAAACTGTTTGGTGACAAATCTGCGCCAAAAATATCAAAAGTAACCTCAAAATCAGTTCCTCTTTCAATAGTTATCGTATTAATTTGAGCAACAGACATTTTCTTACTTTTTTAACTATTTATCTTGCTCAGCATCTTTTGATTGTTGTTTTAATAATTTTGACAACTCTGCAGTTGATCCAATGAACAGTGCATTATTTGTTACATTGGTTGGACCTTTCGCCTTATCAGTTTCAACTTCTTTAATGTCTTTATGCAGATTCATTAGTTTATCTGCTGTATCTGAAACACTTTTGATTATCTGTCCAGCAACTTCATATGCCCTAGCAGATTCGGTCTCTTGAGCAAGTTCTAAAGCACCATTTATTGCCTCTTGCCCCTTTTCTAAAAGGGAGTATATTGTACCTCTTGCATATTCATAATCTCTTTGAATATCTGTAGATCTTTTATTCTCTACTATTGGAGTTGGTTCAATTTCAGATTTTTCAATTTCAATATCAACCTCTTTAGGTACTATGTCCCCAGAAACATTGAAAACATCATCCAACTTATCATAATCTTTCATATCTTTACTTAGAATAGATTTCCATCAAATCCGAAATCATCTCCAGGTTGAATTAATGCATTATCTGCTTGAGTAATTAATTCAATTGGAGTTCCACTTACGTGTGATGTGATAGTTGTCCCATATTGTCCTCTAGAAACAACTAAAGTATCTTGTCCAACAACATCTGTTCTATCAATCCTATTAACGACTTTCATAGTCTCATTATCAATTGTAATATATGCATCTACTGGAACATTTGAAGCTTGCTGCACAGTGATTTCTGTAGATGATTCTGTCATATCAGAATTTAATGTTGTGATTACTAAATCACTGTAACTCTTAGTTGCAACTGGTGTAACTGTATATGTAAGATCTCTTGATAGTGAGTTTGAATGTCCAGAAACAAGATTGACAGTTGCTTTTTTGATAATATCTTTGTTTGCGGAAGAAGTGGGACCAAATAGATAAGTCTTTGCACTAAATCTTAGTGTATAAACGAGTGCTCTTCTTGTTGTATAGTCTCCCTCATAATTATCTTCCATATTAATGGAATCCAAAACTACAGAAATATCTCTTTTTTCTCCAATTGATTTTACCAAGTCTATAGTTAAATTATAAGAGGGTTGAAAATATGGTAAAATTTGCTCAATTATTTGAAGCATATCATCGTTCAACTTAGTCATAATACTAAGTTCAAATTGCATAGTATAAGGAACAGGCATATATGTCTTCTTCAAATCGGTAGAGTCTGTTGAAGATTTTGATATAAATGTCTGTGTTGTTGTAAGTTTTCTTGTTGGGTCATAAGAAAGACCAACAAATTCAAATGACATTCTAGGCAAAGTCATTTGAACTGGAGTATTCAAATCTGGTTGCTGCTCAATTCTTGCAAGAAACTTTTGAATCGGTCCATATGCAAGAGGGACTTTAATAACAGAATCAACATTACCGGAATCATCAAAATGCTTGATGTTTATTGCATTAAAAAGAGTTCCGAATCCAATAATTGTTTTTCGAAATATTTCATTATAGTAATATTCAAACATATTAACCTCTTAAATTATGGAGTTCCAAATGGATTTTTTTCGCTAAAATCTAAAATTAAATCTGCCTCAGTTTCAATTTCAAGATTATCTGCAAATTTATCGCCAGTATTTGAATTATTTAGAGACTCAGAATCTGGAAGATTGTCTGTATTTATTTTTCTTAAAACATAAGATGCACTAGATTCTGAACCAGTAATTGTTTCACCAACTTTAAAGTCTCCTGTAATATTTGAAACTTCTAAAATATTTGATGTTATATTCCAATACTTAACTCTTCCAGTTGTTCCAGAAACGCTTCCAGTAACTATTTCATTAAATTTAAATGTACCTGTTCCACTTGAAGTATTTGGAGCACTGATTTCAATATCTGGTGCAGAATTATAACCAAGTCCAGCATTGGTAATTTGAATACTACTTACTGTTCCATTGGACAATACTGCTGTTGCTGCAGCAGAAACTGTAGATATTCCTGTAAAAGTAATTGTTGGTTGAGTTAGGTATCCAGATCCTGGTTCTGTAACTGTTATTGGACCAATAATTCCATCACCGATAACTGCAGTTGCTTCAACACCAGATCCTTCTCCACCAACAAAACTAATTTGTGGAGCACTTACATATCCAGATCCTGGATTTGTAATTAAAATCTTTTGAACTCTTAGTAAATTTGGATTAGACTCACAAAAATCAACTATTCCACTAATCATTTCAGCAATACCTGTTGCTCTTATTCCTCCCGATGGTGGAGAAGAAAACTTAACTATAGGAGCACTTGTATATCCAGATCCTCTATTGGTTATTGTTACAGACCTTACTCCACCATTAACTACTGTTGTAGTTGCAGTGGCAGTCACGCCAGCACCAATCATATTTAAAGTTTGAATGTAACCATAATCCTGAACATTATCATCAATAATATCAATATCAGTATCAATGACCTCATCTTCATATCTGAAGAGTTCGCAAGTCAATTGATAAACGTAATTTTTCTGAAGTTGATAAAATGGTTTTTCATGCTCTACATATTTAATCTCAAACAATCTATCACCAAGAGGAAAATAAATCAAATCTCCTTCCTTTGGTCTAGATGTTAATTTTGAATTTGGAATTTTATGTATCAAATTTTGAATATAATTTTCATATCTTTCTTTTGAAATTGTAAGAGTTAAATCATCCAACTCTTGGATTCCAAATTTTGAAAGAATTGTTCCTTGTCCAGAATAACCATCATATGATTCTACATATGCTTCAATTGGAAATGCTGTATTAAATTCAGACTCAACAACTTCTTTTATTATTGATTTCTCATTTACAAATTGCCTTGGCAAATAGTAAACATCAATACCATACATTCTAAGAGACTCATTGATTAAGTCTTGGAGCATTCCCTGCTCACTTTTAGAACCGTTTAGTAGAAATGGATTAAGCATAAGTTTATCCTATCATATCTAAAGGTGGAAGTTCATAAGTTGAAGACATCTTGTCCATTAAAGAATCAATTTCTCTCTGAGCATCTTCAACAAGAGTTCTGCCATCTAACTCAACTCCCCCTGGAAGTTTGAGACCTCTGAATTTATTAGAAATATTATATCCCCACTGCCTCTTCATAAGTGCAGTTAAATATGGTTTTAGGAAAGAATCATTCCAAACTTCACTATAACTAGTTGGATCCATTATTTGATAACAATCAATAACAAGGTAATCACCAACATTGATAGAATTCCAATCAATATCAAGATACAATCTATCTTGTCTCTTATTAAATCTAATTTGCTTATCAGTATTCAATAAAAACTCAATGTCTTGAAGTTTTGTTTTTATCATCGAATATGTGAGAAGTTCTAAAGATCCCCACTGATAAAAATCATTTAAAAATAATTGATATTTTACACCAAAAAGATTTCCAGAAATAGTATTTTCACCCTCATATTTGAAAATTTTATTAACTCCAATTACGTTTGTGGGTATTGGTAGATAATTGCTATTTTCTTTATAGTCAAACTGAGTAGTTACAGCATTAATGGTGTTATTGACTGAAGTTGTAGTTATACCAACCTTTCCCTTTCCCCTATCAATATCTTCTTGAGTTACTTGATACTTCAAATAATTCTGAATGACTCCATCAAAATGCCTTTCGTAGAAAAACTGAAGGGCATCATCCACAAGATCATCAATCTGTTCATCTGCAATGTTAATTTCCAAAACTGGATAACCCAATTTTCGTAGACAATAATCAATTAATTGTTGTCTTGTGGATGGTTTTGCCATTAGAATCTAGGTAAATTTAGATACGATTTCTTGTTGCTTGAAATATAATTTGACAAATGCTTTTGCAATATGCTTTGCTTGCTCAATATTTTCTATACTATCTATATCTCTAGCAAGTTTCTCATACTCAAACATTTTACTGAAATTTTCAAGTTCAACTAAATCCAAATCAATCATTTTAGAGCACTCCTTAATAGATTTTTAATTTCATTAATATCATTTTTTAAGGAATTTAAATCATTTTCAATGTTTTCAATTCTTTTCACCTCAGTTTGTTTTATATTTCTCATTTTAATATAATTTTCATATTCATTAATATTAGTATTAATGATTGATTTGGTTTTTTCGTCACGAATTAGATTCTCGTGACCCTTTATTTTACTGTATTTCATTATGCCAATGCAATTACTCTAAGATCTCTTAGTTTTGGTGGATATACTTGAATGTTGGATGATACTGTCAATTTAATACTAAAATATCTAAATTCTGCCAAATTATCCACACTAAATTCATAATCTTTGAAATAATTTTCAGTATCTCCATTTCCAAATAACTCATTATTTGGAACGAATTTATCTGGAGTTCCATCACTGTCGGTAATATCAATAATTTCTCCAGATACTAATTTGTTTGAATATCCTGGGAATGGATAATAAATTGGAGTTTCAGTTGGATCCTTCATTAAAGCATAAAATGCTCTAATATCAGCATTTCTATTAATATATGCAGCAATATAAGTTCTTATCGAAGTCGCTGGAACTTCTAGAGAAATTGGTTTTGTTGCATAATAAAATGCTATAGGATCTTTTTGCAATGTAGAAATTCTAGAATCATTTATATAATCTTCAATAGGTCTATTGACTCTATTGGAAACTAAAATTGCACCAACTCTATCCAAATCAATAACAGGACTGATTCTATCATTTTCTGTAGTCAAGAAAGTTCTTAGTTCAAGAGATTTATTTGCAGGTTGGTCTTGCAAATAGGTCTGCTCATTGATTAGTGAGCAAATTAATCTACTTGTGTTCATATTATTGTTTACATTCAAATCAACTCTCTGATACCCTTGATCAACAAAGGAAGGTTCAACACCACCAATGCTTGTTGCAGAAACTGTTCTCAAGTCTGCAGATATTCCTGTTCTTGGGAGAATAAATGTCTCAACGTTTGGTTTGATAATTTCAAATTGAATGTTGCTTGATGCTAGAACAGTAGATCCTCCAGTTGACTTAGTTTCTGCAAAATATAATGGTTTTAATGTAGGATCAGGTCTCACAGTATCAATGTACAATGTATAATAGTCTAGTCCAATTGGATCCAAAACTACAGTATCTTGTAAAGTATGAGTTTTGTTAATTCTAAGTAAAGAAACTCCATTCAACTCATACTTATATACATCATCTCCTACAAAGTGTGGTGAAGATATTCTTAAAATTGAACCATCTGGAGAATCAATTTTACGTTCAATACCAGTCAATTGGTTGCCAGAAACACCAGTATACTTAATAATCTCTCTATCAATTAACACATAACCCGGATTTGTTGAACTTACTAACTCATTTTCAAAAGTTGTGAATATCGAGGTTGATGAAACAGTAATTGCTGATAAAGTAGTGTCACTTGATGGGATATTTTCCGATAAAGAAACTGGGTCAATATCAGGTTTAATATTTGACAATTCAACAAGATTTACTTCCGAATGCATTCCATGATTTTGATGATTTACTTTGATATGCAATCCATCTGTAATTTCAGTTATTTCGGTGATATTGACTGGAGGAGTTGTGCCATTATTAATATTGACATTAATTCCCGATGGATTTGTATAAGTTAAAGTAAATCCAATTCCCGTTTGGAAATTACCTTGAACATTGTCAATAATAATTTGATTAAAGTCAGTAACATCATCAACAGTTAGTAGTAAGTTCCTACCCAATTGTTGATTTCCTAACTGATCAACGGATAAAACATCACCTTTCTGATATCCAACTCCAGTTGATGTAATTGTTGCAGCAATAGCAACTCCATCATTAAAAGATCCATCAGGTAAAACTTCTCTTCCAATAGTAATATCCGCTGTTGCCAATTTCCCTTCTGATGATGAATTTGCCAAAGGAACATTAAAATATGTGAAAGATGTTCCATTTGCAGGAGTATAACCAATTCCACTATTAGTAATAGAAATACTTACGATAGATCCAGTAGCACCTACATAATTTCCAGTTGCATTGGTTCCTGTTTGAACAACAGTGTTGCCAAAAGTGAATCCAACATCATTTAAAGTTTCAGAAATATCAACTTTTATTTTTCTGGAGTAAATTTCTAAAGGATTATTACTTAATCTTGAGAACTGTTTATTCTTTTTAGTGAGATTTGGATTGAAGAAACTTGCATTTCCTTCAGTCTCAAATACTGCAGAATATAATGTAAACTTCAGGTCCTCAAATTGACTTGGAGTCCAAGTTGAAGCATTTTGTGACTTGAATAGAGATCCAATTGTGCTAATATCTGGTTGACTTGCAACTATAGTTCTTCCAGATTCTGGTAAAGAAGCTGTAGTAATATCAACTTCACCTAGTCTAGAAATCCAAGCATAGTAATTTGTAGAATCAGATTTGATAACAACTGCATGTTCAGTTTCTCCCTTTAGATAAACTGGAGCATCAAATTGAACTCTTGTTGGAATTGAAGCATCTTCGGAAATTTCAATATCATCGGGGAATACAACAATTTGTGAGAATGGATAAATTTCTCCAGTTGGTAATCCAAGAGACATTGGTCTCAACTCTACAATAATTGGTAAAGTATCATCTTTAGATTGGAAGAATAAATCAATTGCAGTTACGAATCTTCCCTCTTTGGCACTAATAGTAAATGATTGTGCTAATGGATCTAATCCTACAGGTGGAATTAGTGATGATGATGCAGTATCTTTAGATTCTTTCCACTTCAATAAGAATGCGCCAGGAGAACCATCTGCACCTGCTCCGTTTTTGACGCCACCGCCGCCGCCACCACCAAAAGTTCCACCTCTTCCACCATCTCTATCTCCACAATCGGGAACTTCACCATTAGTTCCACCAGATCCTGCAAATTCTATACCATTTCCACCAACTCCGCCAGTTGCCGAAGAACAATCTTTATCTTTGGGGTGACCGCAGTTTCCGCCACCTCTACGACCTGCACCTCCACCATATCCACCTTTTCTATCATCATCATCTCTATCATATCTACCATCTTCACCTTTTCCACCACCACCACTATTACTTCCACCTTTACCTTTAGAAGTGCTAGATCCACCAACACCACCTCTAGCAACTATATTTTTACCTAAGACAAAACTTGATTCTCCATTAGTTGCCTTATTATCTGAAGATGCACCTCTTCCTCCAGATCCAACTTGAATCGTTAAAACTTCTCCAGGATTTACCGAAATTTTCTTGGAGCAAACTCCACCACCTCCACCACCGCCACCAGGCTTGTTTCCTTTACCATATCCACCGCCACCACCGGCACCAACTCCAGAAGCTTCAATAGAAGTTACGCCCTTTGGAACAGTAAATGTATATGTTCCTGGAACTGTATATAATTTAAATTGTTCAATTTTCTTTGATGCTGGTTTTGGACCAGGAGATGGTTTCGGACCAGGGGATGGTTTTGGACCAGGAGATGGTTTTGGACCAGGGGATGGTTTTGGACCAGGTTTTGGACCAGGAGATGGTTTTGGACCAGGTTTTGGTTCTGGTGATGGTGATGGTTCTGGTTTTGGTGTTGGATATGGTTGTGGTTGTGGTTTTGGTGGGGGAGCAGGAACCTCAACCGAAACAGGTTGTGAAAAATCTGTTGTTGAAATTGGAATTGTTTGCGATAATGTTCCAACTTCTTTTATAGTATCTCTAATGGTTGCAAAGGAATCTTGAGTTGTCTTAATAGTACCTTTTGAAAAGAATGCTGCTTCAGCCAAACTGTTTAGAAGTCCTGGAACAGTGGAAATGCTCTGAGAACTTGAAAGTCTTACAATCTTTGCACCAGTAGTGAATTTTGGATTCTTTGGAACAGATGGATCTGGAATATATAAAGATGCAATTACTGTTCCAACATTATCCGTGACCAATCTTACAGGTTGAACTCTAGCAATAGCATTACTAGTGTTACCAATTAAAAGCATTCCAGAAGAAACATATCCAAAAGATTCTCCAATTGCCTCTTCAGCCAATAAAAATGTATCAATATTTAAAAATGTTGATGACTCAGAATAACTTGTTGGAACATCTGCAGTTCTTGTATATGGATTAAAAGAATATACTTCTGTTGGAGAATCATATCTACCACCTCTATGATCTGGTTGGCAAAGACGGAATCTAATATTTGCATTTCCAGTTGCATCTTGTGCTTTGAGAGTTCTAACAGTCTCTCCGATTTGGAAAATACCAGATATCATTTCAACTTCCAAAAGTTTTGGAACTACAAATTCATCAACTCTTTGACCATCAAAGAAAGTATACATTTGAGTATAAGGTTTCAATTTCTTAGAAACCAACTCAATATTTCTAGATCTGCAGTATGTTGCAATATCAATACTTACTATATTTTCTCCATATGATACTGAAGTATCTGAGAATGTAATTCTGTTGGTATCACCAATTCTAGTTTTAAAACCTTCTTTATCTCTAGCGTAAACAACATCTTGATACCACTTTCCATTCTTTTCATATTTTGGACCTCTAGAAACTTCTCTTGGGGCAGATATTGTTGTCCATGAAGTTTCCCAAGCACCAAATATAACTGGAGCCCATCCGGAGTTTGGATCTGGAATTTCATCCAATTCAACTTCAACAATTTGAGTTTCTCCTTGTTGAACACCTAAATCAATTGGATCTAAAACAATAGGATCCAACCAAATATCGGAAGATGGATTTAAAGAAGCAACTCCACCATAGAAAGTGACCAAATATGGAGTTACATTTTCAACTCTAGTTGCATATGGTTGAACTATTTCTTCAGTTTCGGAATAATCTAATGTTAAAATTCCCTTTCCAACAGAACCGACAGATTTTCTAACATTTTCTCCGACAATAGATTGATTTGACTTATAATCAAAATCTTCATCATTGAAATTAATTGAACCATTGGAATTTGTATGTCCAAGAATTAAATCTATTGATGTCGTATAAACAGAAGGTCTCAATTGAGAATTTTCTACGTCAATTGAATTTTTTGCAACAGATGAAGATTTTTGTGAAATTAAAGTTGTAAAATTGTCTACAAAGAATCCAGATTTAAATCTATCGAGACCATTGGAATCTTTTATAGTAAAACTAGCAGTCTCTTTTTCTAAAAGTGAAAGAGTTGTATAATACTCAAGATTTTTTATTCTATCTTCCAATTTTTTAATGTCGACCATTCTATATCTCTTGTGCTTAGCAAGATCAATTCTAACCTCATCATTAGTACAGAAATAAGCAGGAAGAGTTATTGTAGCAATATCAAGAGACTCTGAAAGATTTAATGGAGCCTGGGGATTTTCTGCAGGATCTCCAATCATTAATTCAAATTGACCCTCTTTTGATAAAATAATTTTATCAATTCTTGGTAGATAATATGAGAAATCTAATATAATATCTTCATCGGATGCCAAAATTGGAGTATTTTGGTTGTCAACATTAATAAAATTATTTGATAGTGATTCAAATGGAGACCTTGCTCCAGCAGTGACTGTATAAGGAGTTACTCTTGGTCTTAAATCTAAAATATTATAGTTTCTTAAACCATCATATGCCGGAATGTTGCAGTAATTAAATTGTTCATAAGAATTTGTAGTAAAGAAACTTCCTTCATCTGCTGGATCTATAGAAGTTGATTCAAAAACAATTTTTAATTTTTTGATAGGTTCTCTAGATCTTTCTTTTCTGATAATTCTTCCATAATCATAGAAAGTACTTTTCTGACCATTATTAAATGTAAAATTGTCGGTAATATCTTTACAATTACCTCTATTCAAAGAACTAATTGTTGAAATTACATTTGAATCTGAGAAAGATACTCCTTCACCAGAAGTAAATTCTGAAGAATTTAAACTAATATAACTTACAGTATTTGAATTAATTCTTTCTACCAGAATTGCTACACAATTACTAGTTTGACCAACAATTTCTTCTCCCAATATTAGATTTGCAGTTGAAAGTGCTCCCAAATCTAAAGTAATTGATTTAAGAGTTGGAGCATCTGTAGCACTTGATGTTTCAAATACTCCCAATAATTTTGTAACATCTGGGAAGTTTAGACAAATATCCTCATCTTGCACTCTTGTTCCATAAGGATAATTACCAAATTCTAAACCATCATTAATTGTAGTTTGTCCAACTCCAGAATAATCATACTTGGATTTGTCAACTATAATTGAATTTACTCTATTTCTTTTCTTAACCTTAGAACTTACTTTTAATTTTTTAATGGTATAAGTTAAAATTGCAGTTCCACTTGAAACTTCTAACCCATTAATTTGTAAACTTTGAGATCCGAGAGTAAATAGAAACTTATCTTCTGTAAGAGGATCTGTAGCCCCGTCTCCAGTGTACACAACAGAATATCTTTCTTCATCATATGGCAAGAATCTTTCATTTGCAGGAAGAATAATAGTACCTGAAGAATTGTTTGAAATGTTTATTATCCTTTGCTTTCTAATAATAATTTCAGAATCTTCTAAATCAACAGAAGAAATTTTATCTTTTGGAAATACAGTATATAATGTATTATCCGAAGAATCTTGCAGTCCTGATTTTAAAATTCTAAAATCAGAAACATTTAGATTTGAAGTTGGGAGAGAAGATACGCAAACTCCATCAACTGGTGTAACAGATTCGATTACCAAAGACTTTTCAGAAACTGAATTTACCTTTGCATAAGTAGGTACAATATCTCCTGGTGTTGAATATGCTACAATGTCATTTTCTTTTACATTACCAAAAAATACAAAATCAGAACTTGTTACAGTGCTAATTCCTGATGATCCATCAGAAATAGACACAGAACCGGCAAATGATTTTGGTCTTTGTACTAAATCTGCACTAAAAGTTACTCCAGATCCAACTGGAGATGCATAAATTGATTTGAAATCATTAATATCATATTCTGTAAATGATTTGATAATTCTATTATTTTGAATTCCATCAAAACTTAATTTTTCACCTCTCAAAAACTTTCCTTCAACATTGTACGCAGTAATAATTCCAGAATTTACTACAGACTCTTTTAAAAATGCCGAAGCACCACTAGAACTACCTTTAATAAAGGTAGGAACATCTAAAGTAATTGGATTATTTAAATTTAATTCAATGTAAGGTTGCACATCAAATAAAGTAATATCCCACTCATTTGAAAATGGAAATACTGAATTGTAAGAACCAGACTCTAAAGCAAAATCATAAACTCTAGCAAGACCAATTTCTTTTCCAGGTTCTGCATTTATATCTGAACCCAATCTTTCAGATCTTAAAGTTACTGTATAATCAGTCGAAATTCCCAAAGAAGGGGTTCCATTAACTCTGTTTAATGTGAAAGTTGCTCCAGTTTCATATACAATACTTTGATTTTGTAAAGTTTTTGTGATTCTTGGTTTTGCAAAATCAATAAATGTTGGATTTGGAATTTCTACCTCAAATCCTCTAATATATGCCTTTCCTGGAGATACTTTATAAATCCCCAAAGATTCATCTGCAGTATTATTTCCATATGTTATTTGTCCCTGCTTAAATACACCTTTATTACCTTTAAGGTTATCTAAAGACTCTTTAACATCAACTTTAAATGGAGTTACATAATAATCTCCAGATTCATCATAAGTTCTTCTAGCAAATTCATTTGCTAATAGGTTATATTCAGCATCTCTTTGAACTTTATCTGGTGATCCATCAACTACCTTAAATAACTCAATATATCCTTCATCTTGGGTTTCTGTAATTGAATATTTTGCCAAAGAGACTGAAATTGAAAGTCTATCTGCACCAGGTGCTGCAAAATTTGTAAATCCTTGAGAATTATCTACTAAAGATTCATCATCATCTGAAGTAACAATATCTTCGGTAACTTTTAATCCAACACTATAAGTTACATTATTTGATATTGGATCTAATAATATAGTTTCTTCATTAACATTTATAAAATAACCTCTAATAAAATAAACTCCAGAAGCAATAGTTACTGAAGATCCAATAATAGAAGAATCTTGGGGAGTTACTCTAGAAACTCCTTGACCAGATTGAATACTGGTGACTCCACCAGATATGAATGGAACATCTTCTTCGGAAAGTAAAACTTCTCCGGGACTAAACTCTCTAGTATTCTCAGTTAAACTAGAATCTCTATAAGAGACATAAATTATTGTATTTGCAGTTGGAGACTCATCTGCAGGTAAAATAAATTCTACTCTAGCCTTTACTTGAGAATCTTGTCCAATAAGATATTTTCCGACAAAATTTTCCAAATAAGAATCTACAGAAATTCCAAGATAATTTGATTCTACTTGAATTCCTTCATAGTAATTATTATAAACAACATTGCCACCAAGAACGGGAGAACCCTCTTTAAAAATATGAGATCCAAATTTTTCAATTTGATTTTGAAGAATTGACTGAAGTGTTGTCAATTCCCTTGATTGAATAGGATACCCTGGTTTAAAAAGAACTTTGTAAAAATTTTTCCTGTCGTCAAAATCATCAAAATATGGGGTTACATTCAAATTAGTTTCTTGTGGCATGATTGATTAGAATTGTAAAACGACTTTAATATCTTCTTTCTGGTTTGAAGATCTACTAATTGAAGGTCTATTATCAACGTAGATAATGTCACCTGTATATTTTTTTACCTCCGGATTAGCAAATCCATTTTCAAAATTTTGACCAAGGTATACAGTACCATTATTTATTACAGTAGATATACCACTAAAATTATTATCCACTGGAATAGTCACGGAGTTAATTTGTATATTATTATCTGTTGAAAACTCAATTTGCTCATATCCATTTGGTGCATTTGTTGTTATTCCGGATGTTGTATATCCATAAAATGTTCTATCTTGCCAATATTTTAGAACTCTGGTTTCCACATCATAAGAAACCACTCTTCCAACTGCAGTTCCAACTCCAACAATTGTTTGAACGAAAGTCTCATTTGATGAAATAGTTTGAGTATTTGGTTCCAATTTTAAAGCATAAACAGAACTTGCCTTTTCAATATTTAAAATTGAAGTTGAATCAAATGCCTCTGGATTTTTTACAATTCCAACTCTAGCAACTTTATTGCCAACGATAAAATCTGGATTTCCAATATCATTTTCAATTCTAGAATATAAAAGGACGTTGGTGGAACCAAGTTCTCTATAAATATCAAATCCATGACCACCCTTTGGGGGAATAATTACATCAAATGCTGGAGCATCTGTTAAAAATAATCCAGAATTTGATAAATCAACTGTTCCATATGTGTAACCACTACCACCATTAGAAACAAATACACTATCTACAGTTCTATCAGTCCCAATAATGATTGTAACGGTAGCTCCATCTCCATCACCCCTAATTGGAATATTTTGATATAATCCAGGTGCTCCTAAGTTAGTACCTCTATCTAAAACATTTACTATTTTTAATTGTCCGCTAGTTGAAGCATTCTGTATTATTGAAGAATAATCTCCGTTTGTAGTCCAATCCCTAGGAACAGGAATAAAATTTGTGCTATCGAATTTTATAATTTCACTTGGTCTTATAGTGTAAAGATATTTCCATATATATCCATCACCGCTAGTTCCAGCAGCTCTTGGTTCCAAATCAGTAAATGTTGGTTCGTCTAAAGATGGATTTCCTCTAGGAGATTCTGGAGTAGTTCCATTTTGTAAGCATATGTATACTCTATAATCTTGGGTTATTACATAATAATCCGAAGAATATAGAGTAGTGGAATCTGTTTGATTTGCACGCTTATCAATACTAATATCATGGCGATACATATCATAGGTTCTTCCGGATTCCCAGTTAACTCTTCTAATAACGGGAGAAACATCACCTGGTGAAATTTTTTTCAAAGAAAACATAGTATCCCAAATTTTGTTTTCTTCATTAAAATTATCTCTTGGGAAAGGTGGGTTAATTTCCCAGGTGCTGGAATATTCAGTTGAATTTGAAAGACCTAGAAAAACATAATATGCATTGTCCACAGAATTTACTTTATCAATAAATCCCAAAGCATTAGATATTCTAAGTTGGTCAGTTATAATTGCCGACATTTTTTAACATTTTTTGATTATTTATAAAGCGATTTGTGGATAAAAATCAATAATCATAATTTGAAAATTTTAGAGCATTAAATCTTTGAACAACTGGATTGTTTTGATTTATCGTTTGGTCAATATTAAACTCTTTTGGAAATACTCTCTTATCCAAATTATCAATTTTTCCCCAACTAAATTCAGCAATATTACCATCTATCGAAATATCATTCGCAGGTAAAGTTGGTACGGAATCCAAATTAGCAACTGCACAAAGAATTCTATTGACAAATAATAGAGATCCATAAAAATTGGAATTAACTGTAATAATTTGCGAGTCTATGACTTGATAGACATTATCTAAATTGGAAGAATTTGATAGTATAGATCCAGTATTCTTGAAAGAAGAGTTTGGAGAATTTCCAACTCTTGAATTGTATAAACGCAAATAGTCTCCTGCTTGTAGTTGACTTATTGTTATTGCAGAACCAACAACAGTATCTCCAATATAAACTTCATCTCTCAGAATCGAATCTTCTGGAATATATAAATCCAATGAAATTCCGGGTGGTTCTCCAGGTATTGTAACCCTATCGACTGTAGATATTCCAACAACAACTCCATAATCACCTGCAAATTGAACATCTCTTATGACTTCAGTAATTGAAGTTGGTGGATCAATTGACACTTTTGGTTCATTAATTTCAATGACCTCATATATTATTGGAGTTTTCAAACGATAGTTTCTAAATGTTTGTCCAATTCCAGGATTATCAAAAGTATCTACGTAAACAATATCGCCAACAGAATATCTAAATCCTGCATTTACTATATCAATATTTGCAGAGTCAATAATTAAATTTTCAGTGATTGGATCAACAATTAAATTAACATCAATTGAGGCATTTAAACCAATTCCAGTTTGACTATTAAGTCTTGCGCCACTAAAAGTTCCATTACCCTCATTTATTACCGGAGGATATCCAGTACCATTCTTCACAACTCTCAGTTTCTTTATTGGACCATAAGTATACCCAACTCCAGAATTTGTGACTGTAATGCTATCAACTTGCCCTGCGCTGATATTTGCAGTTGCTGTGGCATATTCTAAAGAATCTGTCGAAGAAACTTCCGCACTAAATCCCGACTCAAATAAACTTACTTCCTCTCCAATAACAAATGAATGTAAATTAGTGGGAAGAACTTCAATAACATTATCTGTAGTTATTCCCGCAAGAATTCCAGATGCTCCACTAATACTTCCTAAAATTTGTTCCCCTATAATAGCAGTTGAAACTCCAACAGTAGATATAGTTCCTGTAATATTTGCAATATTTACCAATTCAATTGTTCTTGGTAATGGATTTGATAAGAATGGATATTGAATAGTAACATTTGGAACACTCTCATATCCACTTCCACCATCAATAACGGGAATACTTATAATTTCACCATTAGAAACTTGACATGTTCCTGCTATTGCTGGAGTCTTTTCTCTAGAATCTATAATTTTAATAACATTTCTTTCATTTTCATCTATTTGTTCAGCTGCATTGTCAAAAAATGGTTTTAGTGTATCAACATAGAATTTAGTGCTATTTAATTCAATATCACTAATAAGATTTGCTGAGGGTAAAATACTTGGTTCATAATATACTCTATCTTTACCAATAAATTGATTATCAATAACAAAATCTTCAGTTTGTTTTGCGATAGTTATTGGTCTAAGTAATTCAAAGTCATTACTTATTCCCCTATCATTATAAATTAATGTGTTTACAAAATCAGAAGATACAACATCTGAAACAATTCTTTCATTTTGAATGAGTTTCTTATCGTCACTAGTAATGAATATAGAATCTCCAATTTTTACCGACTCTAATACATCAACATCTACAACATCAGTGTCACCATTTCCTCTATAGAATATTATGGAAACAGTGTCTCCAAATTTGGGAGCTTCGGGGAAAGTAATAATACTTCCACCAGTAAAAGTATATCCCTTTCCTGGAACTTGTAAAATGTCATTATATAAAACTAATAATACTGCTTGAATATCAATGTTAGAACCTTTTTTAGCTCTAATTGATTTTTGCTCACCATTAATTTTGATTGGGAAAACTCTTCTAGAATTATCAAATAAATCATCAAAATTATCAATAACTTGCAAATCTCCTATAGACCAAGCAGAGAATTTTGTATCATATACATCATCGATAAACAATTTGAATTCTTCAAATGCAGTTGACTGATCAAGAGGTATTCCAGTTAGTCCTCCAGTTGGTACAGTCAATACCTCAAATGGTCTATATCCATATCCATTATTTGTAAATTTAAAGTCAATAACTCTGCCTTCCTCTCCAACAACCAAATTAATTTTTGCTCCAGTTCCTATTCCAATAGAAGGTGAAGTTGAACTATAAATTAACGGAATTTCATAATATCCTATTGGAGAATCAAATACAATTTCTGGAGGAGAAAATCTTCTTATAGTTACCTTTTCATTAGATAAAATATTGGAAGTTAATGGAGTATCTATAGTTATAAAAGTATTTCCAATTCCCACAATTTTTACATTTTTATCATTGTTTATTGAAATATAATTGTTTATATTGTTTATATTTCTTACAGTGTTTACATAAACTACAGTAGAACCAATAGATGATGGTTCTGAAGATAAAGTTTCAAATACATCATAAAAACTAGTAAATGATATTCCAGGATTGACAAAATTTATATTTGTTGAAATTGAACCGGAAATTACCGTGGTAAATCCAATATAGTTTACATCATAATCTACAGTACTTTCAGTTCTAATTCCAATATCTACAATTTCAGAAGTCAATTCAGTTAATTTTATAGAAACTATAGAACCTGAAGGAATATCTTCATCCAAATTATCAGATAGTGTAATAGTAGAAGTAATAGGATCGTATGATGAGATTTCCAAATCATTGCAAATAGTTCCTATTCCAGTACTGCATAAAGGTCTTGATGAATATGGAAGTTTATCAAACAAACTTCTTTCTTCGTTTATAGTTAATATATTTGAACCGGAAGAAGAAATTGTTGAAGTAGTAACAAAAATTTCCTTCCCATCAACCAATCTATAACCACTTCCAGTTGATCCGATTGTTATATTCGAAATTGATCCAGTGTTATCAATAGTAACTGATGCTCCTGGAGTCCTCAATGTCTGATATCCATGCCCAAATGTTGATCCAGTACTGACTATTATTCCACCAGAAGGTAAATTTGTTGAATTTATATCTTCAAGATTAGAAACTTCTTGAGATTGTTTGAATATTATTGTTGGATCTCCACCAGGAGTTTGACCTAAAGTAAATGCTCCATCTATATTTCTCTGTTCATCAAAAGGTATCTGTAGAATATTTTTAATGAGAACAAATAAATTCGAAGTAGAAACTCCGCTGAGAGCTGGATCGGTTGATGTTAGTGTAAACTCACTTCTAATACCAGTAAACTGCTCGGAAATATCATCAACTAAAACATTATCGGAATATGTTGGACTCAATCCATTAATTTGACCTGATTTATTAAATATCCTTCCAGAGAAAGATGAACTTGTCGAAATTCCTACAAAATCAACCTCATCTGGTTTAGGATCTTTTGGTGTGATGGGAACTTTACCATATGGAGCATCATAAAAATGAATTGTATTATCAACAATATTATAATCTCCAGAATATTTTGTACATCCAGCACCAATATCATGAGTGGATGGCAATGTTCCCAACCAGAATCTATTTACCAATAATGTATTAGTTGCACCAAATCCAACAACTTTAACGCGGAGTATTTCATCATCAACTCTAAATACGTCACCACCAACAAAAACATCTGGATTTGTAACTTTTACCCTAACATCTTTTAGACCCAAAGGTTCTGCCAAAGTAGTTTCAAATGAAGTTGAAACTATAGGAGATTGGATCATATTGTCAATAGTAATTAATGATCTTTCATTCCCTCTTTTTCCAGTTAAAGTATGAGTTGTTCCTGTTCCATATGAAATCAAATCAAGATAATCTGGAACAGATTTTAGTGCTTGAGATGCAGAAGCTGCGACTCTAACACTTAAATTATTATCTTTAATAATGTAAAGTTTTGTAGGTAGTATATCAGTCAATCCTATTCCAGGAACTGAAGTTAAAGCAATTCCAATTGGATCATCACCATTAGTATCATAAGTAACTTCTTCACCAGTACTGAAGTAATGATTTGGAATAATCAACTTATCATTATTAAGATCAACTGATGTAAAACTTGATGCATTAAAAGTTCTTCTTAAAATAGGATATCCATCATAGAATAAATCAAACTTTCTTTTAATTTCATTCTGAGTTCCAATATAATCCGTGGTATATGAATTAATTTGTGATTCATTTAAATCTAAAATCAATTCATCAGGATTTTCTGGATTTTCCGTAATAGTCTTAACGCCTTGATAGAAAAACTTAATAGCAATATTTTCACCAGCAACTGCAGGTGTAAATGATAATATGCAATTTTTACCGGAAACGGAAACACTAAAATCTCCAAGTGTATTTACGGTTGGATCATTTAAAACACTACCATAAACAGTAATATATGCATCAGAATCATTATTAACAGTTACAATTTCAAGAGCTTGGAGTTTTGAATTAAATCCTCCAAAATTTGAAGTGACAACAGCATAATAATATGCTCCACCATAAACTCTATTATGACGATGAACTTCAGCAGTATTTGTTGTTATTCCAATATTTACAATTCCACTTTCAAGTCTAGTATTTGAAAGAACTAGAAGATCTGTATCAATAGCATCAAAGTCAGTATCAATGGAGGTTGATACCGTATTAACTTCTAGTGTGGCACCATAAGATACTGAAGGAGTTGCTTCTACGATAATATCGTCTCCAGAAATTCTTGCAGAATATGCCGCATATCCAATTGGAGGATTTAATGCTTTTGTAAATAATTTTCCATATTCTGTTATATAAACATCATTACCATCACTAACAATATTAAGTTCCACAGATTCTCTATAATCACCATTTTCATCATTTAATGTTGTCAGCAATTTATTTGCTTTGTATTCAGTTCCAACTCTAGCAATTTCAATTGCAGATGTGGTTCCGGCGGAAATTGATGCAGTTTGGTTTGTAAAAGTAACAACTGTACCTAAAGAATAAGTTTCTTGAGAAGTTGACCCCAATCCAACAAATGTATCAAATAAACTATAAGATACAAGTTCAATATCAAAATCATTAAATTCAAAGTCAAATGGATTGAATGTAATTTCTCCAAAGAATCCTCTAATTCTAAATTCAAATGTCCCCAACTCCCCAAAAGTTTCTACTTGACCATATTGTCCAATATAACCTTCCAAATCATCATGAATTAAAGAAATTAAACCAAATTGCCTTTCATTAAAGAATAGTTTATCTTTAACATATGCAAAGTATTTTCTATATCTAGTCTGGAATATTGGGAATTTGTCAACAACAACAAATCTCTCATCTCTTGGTACATTATTAAATTGACTACTAATATCCTCAATCACCAAAACTCTATTATTAATAGATTCTGCATAGTCTTGAACAGGTATTGTATTAAATACCACTTGGTCAGATACAGTTCTACCATCAAGAAGGTATGTATTTTCTGAAACCATATCAAAATCAACATATGAATTGATATCAACAATTGAGAATATATCAGAAACTGAGTTCAATTCGGAATATGAAATTGAAGTTCTGTTTACTTCATCTGGTGTAGATTCAACTTCAAAAGTTGAAAACTTTTTAAATCCGGAAGCATGATTTAAACTTGATACAGCATCTTGCCATTCAGAAAACTGAGTTTTTGATTTCAGGTCATATGAGAAATATTGATAGTAAAAACTATCTTGTATTCTTTGAGTATTATCATTCAAGAATCCAACTCTGGTATCCCATCCTCTAGATACCACGGAAGAAGACCCAACCTTATATTCTGCATCATAGAACTGAACTTTTCCAACTATTCCACTCAAATTTGATGTTCTTCCCGTAATTCTGTCACCAGTTATAAATTTATCCCCAGAAAGAACGCTTACAAATTCATTGTCTCTATCCCAATATTCTACTATTCCAGTAAATCCACTAGAAGTAAATACCTCTTCTCCAAGAATAAAGTTATTTTTCTGAAGAGTTATATTAAAAGTTGGGAAATATTTTTCTGGAACAAAATATCCAAACGTATTTACAGGTCTATATTCTCCAGGAATTTCATCTCCTTCAAGATATTCTGACATATCAATAGAAAATCTAGAAACATTTCCACCAATACCCTTAGCAACATTACTGACTGTGAATAATGCATAATTATAATTTGAAGAATTAATTCCCTTAACATTTTCATTAAAGGTTACTTCATTTGTTATTGGATCTACATTGACATCATTTACTTTGAAGTTTTCTAATAGAACTCTATCTCCATCATCGAAAGGAAAATCTGCAGTTGAACTAAACCCTTGATTTAAAGTAAATGTTAAAATCTTATCTTCAGGAACGTAACTTACAGAACTTACAGTAATTCCATTGGAATTGTTAATTGGAATAATTATAGGAGTTTTATTAAACAATCCAGAACTATTTTGAATTATTTCAACCTTAACTTCTTCAGGAACAAATTTTAACTCAGATTGAGTATCGACCTTTCCAGACAACCCATCAATAACGACTAGATTTGGAGTAAGAGTATAATCCTTACCAGTAGAAACAACCTTAATACTTTCAAAAATACTTAAAGGCTCAACATTAATCAATTGAGGAAGATTTCCAGTGGGACGTAAACTATAGTCAACACTATAATCAAATCCGATATTCTTAAGATCTACTTTTGCCACAGATCCAATCTTATTACTGGATGGGAATAATAATGCACCTGTACCTGTTTTAGAGGTAATAGAAGTAATTCCTGGCAAAACTCTGTACTTTCTATCTCTAGAAAGAACAGAAGCTTTTGTTATTTCCCCAAGAGTTGAATAAGAGTCTGTAGTATATAAAATAGATGCATTTGTTCCAGAATAAAAAGATTTTTCAGGTTTCTTTTTTAAGAAATAATCAAAAAATGAAGTTCCTGTAAAAGAAACTTTATTATGACCAGAATATACACTATCCAAAATAGTTATTGTGCTATTTTCTTTAATATTATCATCATCAATTCTATATTCAGTTTTTGAAATTGGAACGCTTAATGAAGTATTAACTAGTGTAAGCTTATAATATAATTTTTTAGGTGTGGTGTCATTTATTGATAAAGTTACTTTTGCATTATTTGTAACTCCTATAACACCAGTTTTAGTTACTTCAAAAGATGAATCATCTTTAGTCTTTAAAAACTTTTGCAAGAAATTTTCATCTTCATAAATGTCAAAGTCAAATGCAGGAACACTTGATTGATTGCTTATGAAAGAAAGTGAAGAATCGGTCAAATCAAAATTGACAGTATCATTTCTATAAAGGTTTATGTTTGGATTAACTTCGGATATTTCCCCAAATAATGGAGTTGTAAGATCAATAACTACTGGATTCCTTCTAATAGACTCCTCATATGTAAGTGATAATTTAAATTCATTTTCATTTTCCACAACAACATAATAAATTTTATCATTCTCAAGGTCTGTTGGAGATAATGTATTATGAATAATCTTTTGTCCTGTAAAGTAACCATGATTATTAATAATTAATGTATTTTTATCGAGGTTGGTATTATTATAAGATTTGGGATTAAATACTAGTCTTCTATTTGCATCATTATATTTTACTTTTACACTTATTTGTTCATTCGATTTAAGATTGACAAAAATATTTTCATTGTAAAATAGTGATGGATCTGATGAAGTATTTACTCTAGCAATATTTCTAGTCAAAATACCTTTTTGAACTTCCAAATCAGTTCTAAAGCTATGATAATCTCTAGTTCCCGAAGATACAAAATATAATAACGACTCATTAGTTTCTGGATTTAAATATTCTCCTGTTGTACTCAAACCAACATATTGTGTAGAAATTCCAATATGATTTTCATCAAATGCATATGCATAAAGATTATCAAAATCATCTAAAGCAACGGGACCACTTACTAAAATTGATGATCCACCATTATTTTTGTATAATAACCTATCCCCAGTCTTAATTCTGTGGTCCTTTAAGTATATACTTCTTGAAGGAATGCTTCTAGTAATCCATTTATCTACATAAGAAGTAACACCAGAACCCGCAATTGAAATTATTTGATCAGTAGTAAGGGAAGATACATTATAATCTAAAACAATTGAATTTATACCAACATTAAGAACTTTTATCTTATCAATTATTGAATTGAAAGTAGTATCTGTAGATCCTGTCAGAGAAACATAATCTCCAACTCTAAATGCAGATACATTTGTTAAATTGTTAAACACCAAACCAACTTTAAAATTTGGATCATTTGCAACTAAACTATCAGAAGAAATTCCGCATTGGTAGTTTGATGAATTTTTTTCAATAAATGCATTTGTTGTAGTAGTTCCAACACCAACAGAAATTTCTGGATTAAAATATAATTCTTTATTTACGGGATAATCCTTTTCTCCAGAATATGTAATTGTTGAGTTATTATCAACAGATGAAACACTAATAACTCTAGGGTCTTCAATAAGACTGGTTCCCGAAGGATATGATGTTGTAACACCACTTCTCAAAACTCTAATTTGAGAATTTATTGGGTCTACATTTAAGATTTTGAAAAATTCTACATCATTTCCATTAAATATCTTATATACATCATTAGATCTAATTGCTGTTGGCTTTAAATTGCCAACAACTGTTATTTTTTCAGATTCATTTGGAGTAGACACTCCAAGTTCTTGATTTAATACAAGTCTATTTGAGGTAACATCAACAATAGACGTTACGTTTTTTTCTTTATTTGTAAGGAGTTCATTCAGACCAATAATATTTACAACATCATTATCGTTTAAACCATGTGGTGAAGAGGATATTCCAATAATAGTGTTTTTATTATTTGATGTCCCAAATTCAACATTCTCTATTCCAAATGAATCCAATATAATCGAAGTAACGTCCTTACCCTTTACTTCAGAAACCTCGGCAAAAGATTTATTCCCATTTTCATCTTCACCAAATTCTATAATATCTCCTACCTTATAATTTTCTCCACCAGATATGACATCAACTGTTTCAATTATACCTCTTTGAGTTCTAGAAACACTATTCAGTTGATTTTCATATTCAATTGGATTAAAAATGTAATTATAAGTAGAAGTATCGCTAAGTAAATTGTATTGGTTTGTATTTCTTATAAGTTGATTTTCTTCAAATGAAATTATATTTTGATTTGCACTTATATCAAAATTAAAGTCTATTACTTTCGACTTAAAATAATTTCCAATAAAATATGGGAAACTAGGTCTAAGGTAAGTTGTGCTGAATTGAGCATCATATCCACCCAAAGATGAAAAATATGCATATATTCCATTTGGAAACTCTGGTGTTACACAAAATCTTCCATTATAATCATCAAGATCACCATCTCCAACAAAAACATAGTCCTCAACAAAAAATCCTAAAGGAAAATCATTCAAACTTGGTCTATTTGTACCAGATATTGTTCGATAACCTGTACTTAATTTTTTAATTGAACCTCCACCAGAAGGATTTGCAAATCCAAATGGACCATAAATTGGATTTCCGTCATATGCCCACCCAATAATAGGAGAGTGATATTCTGATGTTATAGATTCTCTTCCATCAACAATCTCAAGATCTTTTTTATAAAAATCATTACCACCAATTCTTTTAGAAACAAGTAAGTCTTCTCTTAGTCTTCTTGGAGCATATGAATGAGTTATTTGAGTAATTCTTTCGCCATATTCATTTTTAGTATCAAGTAAAAATACATCATTATTCAATATTTGCTTTTTCAGAATTGCTCTTTCAACAGAATTGACATTCCACTTTTGAATTACCGCATCAAAAGAAGCGCCAGAACCTGAAGAAATAACATTTAAAAGTGTTCCATTGGTTTTATAGTTTATACCTTCAGAAATTACATTTACTTCAACAATTCTTCCATTGGAAATAATTGGTACTAGTTTTGCCCCACTCCCCTCACCTTGTATTTCTATAGTAGGAGTTGAATTGTAAAATGAACCACCATTAACAATCAATACTCTCTTTATTTGTCCATTTGAAATAATTGCTTTCAACTCAGCGCCCGAACCATTTCTAACCTCAATATTTGGCTGTCTGTTATAATTTAATATATCAGAAGAACCATAATTTAAACCAGAATTTTCGATGCAAGTCGATACAATAGAACCCCTAAATGCGGGAATAATATTTGGTTTAATATCATCAAGAGGTAAAGACTTATTCTTAAAATTACCAACAATATCAACTCTTATTGGTCTATAGTTTATTTCATAAGAACCAGAACCAAAATTTTCAAAGTTTACAAAAATACTTCTTTTTAAGTTGAAATCTGGCGGATTTCCTGGAACTGTATTAATTCCACACAAATTAAATTCGTTAGAATTTATTACATTTACATAATATTCTGTATTTGTTGATAATCCAGATATGGGAGATCCACTAGAATTATATACTATAACCTCTCCCGTTTTATATCCATGATCTTCAATTTTTATAGAATTTTTATATAAATCTACATTCGAATTTGAAAATACGATCTTTTTATTGGTATAATTTTCTCCGGTTCTTGTAATTTTTATAGAACCTATAGTTGATTTTTTGTTAGCACTTTTCAAAAAGTGCTTTCCTGAAGCAAGAGAATCTAATTCAAACTCAATTGCATTTTCTCTATTAATAGAATCTGTAAAGTTTTTATATACCTTTAGAGTAAAATCTGTTTCCGGAGAAACAAAATAATCAATTTCTCTTTCCAATCCTTCAAGAGGAGCGTCGGTGTAATCATATAAAATTCTTTCACCCTCATAAAATTTATGTTTTATACTAAAAGTTATATTTCCTGATGTTGGAGTTGCAGTCGTAACATCTATTTGATTAGTATTTGCAACAAATTCTACAAAATGATCAAAAACTGTCATTTCAGGAATTGCTATTGCACCAAATCCATTTCCTCCTGATATTTTTATTTCAGGAATTCCATCCCAATCAAAACCACCCCCTAAAACGTCAATTTTTTCCAAAAATCCTTGAACATGAGATATTACAGAAGCTCCAGTTCCTGATTTGTCAGAAATATTTAAAATTGGTGGATTTATTACATCATATCCAGAACCCAAAGACTTTACATCAATTTTTTGTATAGATCCATAATATATAAAATCATTTGACTTATAATTAGCAATCTCAACTCCATTTGCCAAAACGCCAATAGTTCCCGAAGGTGTTAAAGTTTTTTCTTTAGGTATTTCTGGAGAAGATACTTTTTTGAAAATATTTTTTGGAGAAATTTTTCTAGAAAAATTCTGATTAGAATTTTCACTTTGATTTTGGAAAAATATTAATTCATTGGTAGACTTAAATATTTTATTCTGATTTCCAGTAAGTTTAGAAGTTGGAGAATTTACTGAAACATCAATAAAAATATTATTATCAAGATTACTTCTACTACTTGAAAGTTTTATTTTTGTGGAATTACTAAATGTACCCAATGCTTTGACATAGTAAACTCCATTTGCAATATTTAAAGAATTGACTCCTTCTCCACTTTGATAATACAAAGCATCCCCAGTAACAAAGGCATTTTTTCCAATATTTAAAACCTTATCTAAAATTTGAGGATTGCTTGGGTTTTGTTCTTCACTAATAAAGAAATCTTCACCCAAAACAACAGTATCATCAGTAATAATTAATGATTCCTTTCCATATTTTGGTAAAGATTGTGATGCAAGATATAAACTTCCACCAGAATCTCTATAAGTATTTTGAGTGTCAGTAATGTAGATATCATTATTATCAAATACTTCAGAATTATAATTGTAAGTGAATTTAGAAATTTCTCTTTCAATATTATATTCTTGCGTAGAATCAAAATTAAATGGCAATGAAACATTTATAGAAAAATCATCGACAATGGATTCAACTACAGCTTTATACTCATTAAGCAATCCGGAAGTTGATATTAATCTTGCACCATCTCCCAAATTGAAAAGATGTTTGTCACTTAATTGAACTCTAAAAATATTGTTTAGTGTATTGATTAATGATAAATTTTTTATTTTATAAGATGGTGATATATTCAATCTCCAACAGTTAAATTGAGGATCTTTAATATCTTTTCCTAAAGTTCTTAAATTTATTCTATTTCCAGGAACAATATAACGAGAATTTTTATCAACTACAGGATCTGATAAAACTCCAGTAATTCTAAACTTAATTGGATTTTCATCATTACCAACCGTTAATCCACCTTCACAAACATAATCCAAGTAAATTTCCGTTTTAGAATCAATATTTCTATTGATTCCAGAGCAACCCAAAAACTGATTCAAATTTTTTCTTTGATAATCGATTTGTTGAGTTGTACCATCTTCATAATATACAACCAACTTTCCATTAGTTTCTGGAAATCCATATGTAGAATCTACGGTAATTGACGAAGATCCGATGTCAATTCTTTCCAAAATAATAGTTTTTGGACCGATAACAAATTCACCATAGACCGATCCTCTAAGATTAATATCTTTATTGAAATCAAAGTCAAGACCTATGGTATAGTAAGTTTTATCCTTTCTTGTAATTGTTTCAACTTTATTTACAGTTCCATATGCAGAGGATATAAATTCTTCACCATCAATTGATAGAGTATTTTGGAAAATTGTAGTATTAACTAAGTCTTTTGGATCTCCTTCAATTGCTTCAATAACTAATTCCTGATTAATTCTATATTGAGCATCTGAAGGTCTAATCAAATAATCTCTTGGTTTGATGACTTTAACATCATCCCCAAATAATGCTTTAAATAAAATTTTATAGGAAGCATCAGTTCCTTTAGAAGTATAAAAATCTTTTAACTGTTTGATCAAAAGATTTTTATTTACGCTTAGAGTATCGCTAGAAAAAAACTTTCTATTCTCAAATCCTGGTGCAAATTGAGTTTTTATTTTCTTAAAGAACTCATTTAAGAATAAAATATTTAAATTTTTGACAGATGCAGAATTTAAATGATCGCTTGCATTAGTTTTTTGAAAATCTAGACCATCTTCATATGAGGTAATCGCACTAAAACCTCTAACACAATCATTAAATGTATTATATGTTTTTGACTTGTATAAAATAACCTCAGAATCGATTTGAATCAATCCATAACTATCAGGAAATCCTCTAGTACTAGATACGCGAATACTATCATCAGCAAAAGAAATATCTTGAGTTAATTCCGTATATTCAATTAGAGATGCAATATTGTCAAGTTTTACATACTTATCAATATTTTGAAGTATGTCCAGTACACCACCCTGATATTCTAATCCAGCGTAATATTCTTGGAATAGTTTTTCAACTAAAGGGTAAGTCTCCCTAACAAAATTTGGGAGTTGATTCTTTACAACATTACTAATTTTAACTCTTGTGCTTTGCATTTCTATTAATCTCTAATTAATTTTCCATTCGTATAACTTGAGGTTGTAATATAATTACTTCCAGAAATATCATTTCCAGAAGAAATATTGTCACGAACTGCAGTAACGGTTATTTTATTGGTATCAAGCTGTAAATAAAGATCCTGTAAACCAATAACATCATTTGATTTTGGTGTGGCAGAAATTTCCACAATAGATTCTCCACTATCTATAATCGTAGAAACAATGTTAATTGGATTCAATATAATTTCCCCTTTCACATAATCTACAGTTCCAATAGATTGTCTAACCTGGACAGGTTCATCAGATTCTGTTGATATTTTGAATAAGAATAAACTTCCCGTTTTTAAATTTGCATTTGGTTTATCAGAAATGTAAACCGTTCCACTAATTCCAGCAACACTAAATCCAGATGTTTTTATATTAAACCCATCTCTATTTCTTACAAAAAGTTCGTTACCAAAGCAAATTTCATATTCTGCAAATTGATTAATAGATGCCCTAAAATCTCTTCTCAAAGAGACTTTAGTAATGTTTGAAGTAATAGAAGCATCGCTTTCGTCAATAATATTTAAAACTTTACTATACTTAAATCTAATATCACTACTATCAGATTCAAGAGATTTTGAGTACTTTTCTAAATTGGATATTACTTTATTTTTTGGTACTTGATCATTATTAGTTAAATTTTCATTATAATAAATTGTAGTATCCAGTTCAATGAATAAGTTTTTCAAATCAATAACTTCAACTACAATACCAGCAACTGTATATTTTCTTAGAAGATTTTTCAAATTTTGAGCAGCACTTGAAGATATAAAAGTACCACTCTGTGGTTTAACTGCAACAAAAACCTTTCCATATCTTGGTGGATTTAAGTCTTCACCACCAAAAACATTAACAGACTCCAGTTCTGGATATATTCTTGGGATAATTGCCTTAAAATCATTCGCGGTTACTGCTCTATTTTGAGAAGAGTAGTATTTTGGTGCGTAATTTCTAATTGATTGTACAGATTCAATCTCAGATCCACCAAATGAATTGGTGTTTGTTACAATATTTGAGATTCCGCGAGTAATAATTCCAATATTAGAGTCTAACTTACCAGCAAATGCAAATTGTGAAAGATTATTTCCCAATGATCCATTCGAAACCACATACGATGCATTAATCAAATTAGATTCTTGTAATTTATCACCAAAAATACCATCACCAAAGATTATTTCATAGTACTGATTTTGTATTTCTTGAATAAAGAAAATCTTGGAATCCGATCCAACATCAATAATATCCTGTGCTAAAGAATATTTTGTAGAAAGACTGGATAAAGGACTAGTATATACACGAACTGATAAAGTGCTAATGTCAACATTTACATTATCAATGATATATCTTTGTGGTGGGTTTGGTATCTGAGAATTTACGAAAAACTCTGAACTTACTAAAGTTCCTTCATAAACTTCAATATTTTCAAAAAATGCAACTCCATTTACCACAGGAACTGAAATATCTTCTGTAGTAACAAATGTATAACTTTCTCCACTAAACTCAGATTCCGTAGTACAAACTATACCCCTATTTAAGGTTATAACTCTTGGAATTGATGCGTAATTTGAAACATCAACAAAAAAGGATATATTTGCTCTTGCTGCAGTTCTTGATCTTGGAACGTATCCAATATTCCTTGCAAGTGAAACAATATTTTCTCTTAGTGTTGCACTATCAATAAAAACCTCACCGCTAATCATATTAGCGTTATACGAGGAAATATACGTATTATATGCAAGAATATCTATCAAGACCGACAAATTCGATCCTTCAAAATCATAATCCGTGAAATCTGAGCTTGATCCTAGGTAATCCTTAATAGATTGCCTTAATTGATCAAAATCTAAGTCTGTAAAATTTACTATTGCCATTTATCGGGTTGGCTGTAATACAAAAACTAACTTTTGTGGTGGAACATCTATACCTATAATATTATATTTTATAGTAACGTTAAATTCATTATTATCATAAATTGGATTTACAATAACATCAATTAATGAAACTCTTGGTTCATAATTTCTAATTGTATTTTCAATTTGGGATTTAATACCATCTGCAGAAATTGAATCAATATTTTCAAATAAAGATCTACCAATATCAGATCCAACATCTGGATTAAAAAACCTTTCACCTGGCAAAGTTAAAACCAGATTACGAACCGATCTTGCAATCGCGGTTTCATTTTTAATCGCTAAAATATCATAAGTCAATGGATTGACCTGAAGAGATAAACTAATATCCTTAAATGATTTACTAATTCTCTCTACAGGCATTTATGAAAAGATATAGTCTCAAGTTATTTATTAAGGATTTTGACCATAAAATGGTTCAGTTCCATAAGACCAATCATCATAATCATTGTCATTGCGAATTTTCTCATGAATTTCATTCTGAAGAGAAAAATCATGCTTTTTTGGAGTAATATCATCGTTATTAATCTCCCTGAGCATCTGTTTTTTCGAGTCTCCAGGAGTTTTGCTCCAATAATCAGTAATTAGACTCGTTGTTCCCCAAACTTCTTTCATATAATTTACGTCCCTATCTGGATTTGGTTGAATTGCCATCTGTTTGTTCCTTTTTTGAGGGTAAAACAGAACTTTTTAAGGGGTTTCTATCCCTTTTGAGGTATTTTATGGTCCTTACCCAAAATTTCCTCAAGCATTTCCTTGTCCCAATGTTCGTAATATTCAGTTTTTGATAGATTTTCTCTCGATTTTTCTAATTTTTCTCTAGATTGGCATAAAATTAAATTATATTTGCCATTATTTGTTTGAATACCTTGTATAAAGGTTTTATAACGACCACAATCCTCTAAAAATATGTAGTCTTTGTAGATGTTATTGTAGATTTCACACCACAATTGGATTGCAGAGGCATCTAGATAGTCCTCAACAACAAAAATGACGACATCATACCCCTTTAAAGGCATAATATCGTCAATATTTGATAGTACAATCTTATAAGAAGCAGTTGAAGAGAAGGGGCAAATCGCAAAATTACCCAATTCGGGTCTTAATTTTGATATTTTGAGGATCCAATTCTGGATATGTTCTTCAATTTCCTTCATTTTGGATTTTCCCTTCTACTTTTGCCTCATATGAGAGACTTTGGATGACCGGATATAAGGATTAACCCTGCCCTTGCCCTCTACTACGCTTACGTGCTTTATTACGAGACGTTGCGGCATACTTGGTGTGTTTACCAGAACCCTGCCGTGTTTTCTTGGGTTTTGATTCAATAAGATCTCCACCGCTAAAAGAAGGTCGCCTAGCCATTTACAATTTCCTCCAATTTAAGTTCATTCGGATCAATTTCACTACCCTCATAAAATTCATATGAGAGTTCTGAAAGGACTTCCGCACATTCTTCATACGAAAGCCCTGTGTACATTATTTCTCCCTTGTAGAGAATATTAAACATTATCAGATAACACGAGTCTTTTCGTGCCCAACGCGAATGCGAGGATCACACCAAATCTCATATCCCTGATCTTTTGCATCGAGACAGAAGGAAACATCCTCTCCACACATATCTTGTACTGCACCAGATTCAAAAACTTGCATCTTCGGAGCAAACCAAGGATATTCAAGATTCTCAAAGACTCCCTTCTGAATCAATACCCAACCAAATCCTGTGTAATCAACAGTAAATGGTTTCTTACGCTTACCCATACTATCAACGGTTTCATGATTCATCACACCACCATTGTTACGGAAATCATCTTCCTCCAACCAATGAGCAACAGAAGTCGTGCGCCCATCCTCTGTAGCATACCATCCAGCAACAATACCACGCTTCTTCGATTCATCAACAACTCCCTCTTCATCAATTGCTTCAGCAGGGAATGCCAAATCACAAAGTTGCCAAAACTTCTCAGTGTTGAAAACAATATCACTATCAATCCATAGTTGATAATCATATTGCAACTTACCATCCCAGGGAATCTGTTTCGGACCCCTCAGAACATTTGCACCAAGACACTTACAACGTGCGAAGTTTACCATTGATGAATAATCTTGAGAAATTTGAATTCCACATCCATTTTGTACAAGATCAAAACAGAGTTGAACAAATGCCTTCAAGAATGTAAAAGAACATCCACGTCCTGGTAGACAGAACACAATGCTCTTACCTCGCATTCTTGCCTTGATTGCATCAATATCCCAATCCCCAGATTCCTGTGCTGTGGGAGGTTTTGCTTTAACTGTAAATCCTTTTGCCATGAGTAATAAAATCCTTCAGATCAATTTTATCGTGTTATTTATCTTTTGTAAACCCCTTCAAAACGAAGACTCAGATACTGATTTTTTATTTACGATTAATTCTTCGTAATTTAAATCCTCTTTCTGATACTCGCTTGAAGTCAAATCTACAAGTGTAAGTAGAGTGTTCCAAGTCTTGTAAAACTCCTCTTCCTTGAGTGAGTGATACAAACATTTCTCCTTTGCGTATATGTGATATACCTTTTCTAACATATTGAATTCTTATTGTTTCAATGCATTATATATCATCACTACAACTGCCCCAAATAAGACCATCAGCGGAAATCGGAATACATCAAAAAATCTTTCAGGATATCTTATGATCCACCCCGCAAAAATAACTTTCCAAAAACTCCAATACGGTTTACGTTTACTCATCTCTACATACCAAAAAATTTTTCCGGGATTTTTTTTATTTTATTTGATACCCTTCGAGGTCTTTTGAAAAAAGTCTTAGAGTGATATAGATCTCTTAGGGGCATACTTTTATAGCTTAGGGGTACCTTAAGAAAATAATATACGAGGGCCGCCTTATACTTAAGGGGCAAACTTTTTTCTAACTGCCTATCACGAATGCTCCGAACGAATAAGGAATATCCCCATTCGTTCGTGCATCGCTAAGTGTCAACGAAGGGCAGACTTAAGTGCAATCTCTTCAGGGCGGAGTTGCCCTGCTTTGAGTCTACCATTGCCACCCGTAGAGTTATTCCAACGGGTGCCAGCACCGCCTACACGACTCATCACCAATTCACTGCGGCGGGGTTTACGTTGCGGCAAACGAGTAACCTTCACCTTCCCTTGAATCTCAGCGATGAGAAGGTCAGTGGAGGATGCAGCAGCAAGTGTCGAAATGTCGGTCATCAGTGAGTGTCGTTTAGGAATGAATGAGAGTATAAAGGAACCCGATCAATCTAGGCATCCCTTATCGTCTAGAATGCCCCAACAAATGTCCACTCCGTTGACAGCAGGATAGATTCCAAAGTAACAGCGCCCCACAGAAATGGCGAAGAATTCGTCACCTGTGCGTGCGGTGCGATCTAGCGCAACGTAGAAAATGTTGCTGAGAGAGATAGGAGTTGAAATCATCTTAAGTGTCAACGAATGGGAGATGTATGGGAAAGAGTTAACCTTGCTTCCCAACGTAGTCTGTATGCAACCCTGCAAGTTCAGCAGTAGGGTAACCATCGATTTTCCAACCACGGGTATGGGAATTCGCTTGAGATTTGCCCTTTGAAACATTAGTCCCCACCCAGATAGTTTGGCGGGTTTTGATGTCAGTTGCTTGCGACCAGAGTGCCATAGGAATTCAGGTAAAAGTTACAGAGAAATCAGAATGCAATCTGCTCAAGAGTAGGAGACGAAATTGCCGCATAATGTGCAGCGCAATCGTTAATGTTCTCTTCTACGATTGCATCAACCAAAGTGTCAAGGATTTCAAGGATTTGAGTTCCGTTAGCACCTTGGCGAAGCATACCGATAGAGGTCGAACGATCGAACATTTGAGAAAGAAAGAAACAACGTTTTGGGGATTTGCCCTGCTGAGAGAATCGAACTCTCACACCGTTAAGTGTCACCAGAGCAGAGAAGAAAGGCAGAGTTGATGTAGGGAACTCTGCAACCCTTAG